GGCTCTACACCGGAACGAAGAACTACGGTCAGAACACGGGCGCGAATCAGCCTACCTACAAGACGGGAATTGTCAACGGTAAGCCAGTGGTGAGATTTGCCACGAACGACAAACTAAACAACGATCCCACGGCCCTGACTCTCACTGGAACAGACACGCTGATCGTCGTCTGCACGCCAACCAGCACGGGAAGCTCTTACATCTTTGGCGGCAGCGGTGGTGGGGGCATTCCGGCGTTTATCTCTGGCTTTGACCCCGGCAGTGGAGTGAAATCGTTCGAGTACTACAACAGCAACAGTGAACGTGCAACCTTTGCAGCATCAGCGTCAGGGTTCCATATCCTGACCTTGAGACGCACGGACAACACGGGGAATGCGGTTGGCTATATCGATGGAGCAGCAGCGTTCTCAATAGCGGTTGACGCTTCTCTTGATTTCTCTGGACGCGATATAAATGAGATCGGCGCAAACGGAAACGCCGGCGGGGACGACTTCTTCAATGGCGATATTAGACATATCCTGCATTTCAACGCAGTGCTAAGCGACGCCGATCTAAACGATGTTCACACTTATCTCGGAACCGACTGTGGAATTTCAATCACGCTAATCTAATGGCCCTCTCTTACCTAGACACAGTCCTCGCCCTCCTCCCCGTTGCCTTCTGGCGACTGGACGAAGTTGGCGGCACGGTGATGAGTGATTCGTCAGGGAACGCACATAATGGGACGTTCTTTAACGACTGCGTATTCGGACGGCCCTCGCCGATTCTCACTGACGCAGGCTCGTCTGCGATCGGTGGACGTGTGGGCCAAGCTCCAGCACTGGATTCAAGTCCACTCGACGCCTCGACAGGCTCAACAATCGGCGGCTGGATTCTCTATCGCAACGACTTCCTCGCAGGCACGGCGACCCTCATGGCGAGGGAGGCGCAGTGGGGGGTACTGGGTGGGTTTGTCGAACTTGTCGCGCCTGAGACGCCCGTGCATAACACGTGGTATTTCCTCGCTGGGGTGAGGAATGGAGCAGTAGTACGACTCTACGTGAATGCCGCACTCGCATGGGAGGAAACTGTCAACGTCAGCGACGAGTACCCGCGCCATATCCTCGGCATCAATAACGACAGTTTCGAGTACGCGCTGAGACAACGTAACACGGCTGATCCTCCGTGGATGATCGGAGTCAGTGGCAGTGGGAACGTCTGGGCGGCAGGTGGAGTGGATGAGCCGTTTGTGTTTGACTACGCGCTCAGTGAGGCGCAACTACTCGCGATCTACGAAGCGGGGATTGGTGCGACATTCCTCCACGGACGAGCTGACGCGAATCCAACTGGGGTTCTGCGCTCCACCTTTGAGCCTGACCCGATCTCCTTCCCGTTCCGTCACAACTGGACGGAGACGCTGACTGAGCGCATCTCATTCTCGTCTGCGATTTCGCAAGCCGTGGCCGGGGATGAGGAATCAGTGAGTGAGATCGAAGCACCGAGAAGAGAATTCGAGTGGACGCAGTTGCTGCGGGACAACCGGGAACGACGTAAGTTGCGAGCCCTCCTCTGGGCCAACCAACACGCCAAGTGGTTCATTCCGATTCGCCAGTACGCGGAACAGTTGCAAGTAGGGTTGAGCACGGGCGCGACGACGACTCCGATCTCAATCACTTACAAGGACTACGAGATCGACTCATGGATCGGATTCCGACAACTGAGTGCGACAGGCGAGATCGAGCACTGGGAGGAGAGATTGATTACCTCGCTCACCCCACTCACTCACGAGCCCCTCGTCAACAACTACGCTGCGTTCCGTTCTCTTGTTTACCCGGTTCGTCGAGCACTGCTACGCGCACAACAGAGCATCACTGGACATACGGACGCAGTTGAGGAGTTGACGATCACTGCGCGACTGATGCCGGAAGACGAGCACGTCATTCCAAACCGCATCGTTCCCTTCTCCCCGACGATCAAGTATCGCGACGTAGAGGTGTTCGACGGGCGCATCTGGCAATCCAACGACTGGAGCGAGAATCGTGAGTACGAGGTTGAGCGGAGTGGGAGTGAGGTAGATTTCCGCACTGGACTGATCGGGTTCGACTCCGACACTGCGGGCGCGAGTGAGACATTCAGCTATCGCATGGTTATCGAAGGAATAGATCGCATAGCCCGGTTCCTTGGGTGGTATTATGAGCGAGTTGGAGCACTCAACTACCTTTGGGTGCCGACGATGCAGGAGGATTTTGAGCTGCTCTCAGTAGTGGACGATGAAATTACAGTGAGAGATACGAATTATTCGGATGCGTTTGCACTCGCCGAGCCGAGGAGAGATCTCGCGTTTGTTTACTGGAATGGAACGGTAGTGCTGAGACGAGTGGTTGCGTTTGCACTTGCTGGGGCGAATGAGGTGCTGACGTTGGATGCAGACGCACCGACGACAACCTCGCTCCGCTTCATCTCCCTGCTCAAGTACTGTCGCTTAGACGCGGACCAACTCGAACTCGCGTGGCAGACGGACAACAAGATCCAAGTCGCGTGGAGGTTCAGGGAGCCACTGATGACGCCGGAGGGAGTGGGCGTGTCGTCGCTGTCGCCGAGTGCGTCGTTGTCAGGGTCGGTTAGCCCAAGCGGCTCAGCTTCTCCTTCAACCAGTACCTCTCCGAGCTTGAGTTCATCGTTATCAGTTTCGCCATCGTCATCCATCAGTCCGAGCAGTAGCACTTCGCCCTCTCACTCGTCATCCCATTCACCCTCCCCTTCCGCGTCTGTGTCACCCAGTCACAGCGCATCTCCTTCAACTTGATACGAAAGGAATCCCCTAATGGCTATTTCTAAACAAACTGGAATCATTGCAGGTGGAGCGGGAGTGGTAGCAACTGCTTCACTCGCAGCCTTCATGCTCCTATCGTCGAGCGTGATTCACGTTGCACCGGGCGAGGATTTGCAAGCGGCGCTCAACTCAGCCCCATGTGGGGCGACGATTGAACTCGATGCGGGTGCGAGCTACAACGCGAATCTCACTTTGCCGAAGAAGGATTGTACAGAGTTCACGACGATCCAGTCATCGAAAGCGAGTGACCTAGCTGAAGGAGTGCGCATCGATCCTGCGACGCAAGCTCCACTGCTCGCTACACTCCAGTCCACGGTGAATGCTGAACAGGTGATCAAGACCGCCCTCACCGCACATCACTATAAGTTCATAGGACTGCACGTCAAGACGCAGAGTGAGTCAGTCTTCGTCTACGATCTCGTGAGGTTCGGCAGTGGACGAGACGTACAAACCAGCCCCGATCTCACCGCGCACCATCTCATCCTTGATCGAAGCTGGGTGGAAGGGAACGGTAATCAGGAGACGCAGCGCGGCGTGACATTGAACTGCGCGGATTGTGGCGTCACCAACTCTGTCGTGAACAACATCAAAGCTCGCGGCATGGACACGCAGGCGGTGTGTGGGTGGAATGGGACGTTGCGCGCGTACATCACGAACAACTACCTTGAAGCCGGGGCCGAGATCGTGATGATGGGTGGATCCGATCCCGCGCAGGAGTCGATGATTCCAAGGTTAGTCGAAGTGAGGCGCAATACGATCCGTCGTCCGCTGGAGTGGAAAGGACAAGGGTATACGATCAAGAATCTGGTTGAGGCGAAGAATGTGATCGGATTCACGATCGACGGCAATATGATGGAGAATAGCTGGGCAGGCGAGGGACAGGGTGGACCGTGCCTACTCGCCACGGTGAGGAATCAGGATGGCACTGCGCCTTACTCTACCATTCAGAACTACGTCGTCACGAACAACTTCGTCAAGAATTGCGATGGCGTGTTCAATTTCCTCGGGGGCGATAATGAGAAACCCTCGCAACGTGGGAGTGCAGCGCTGATTGCGAACAATGTATTCGATAAGATCAATGGTCCATTTATCACAATGAACGGCTTCCTCAGTGTCACCTTTGAGTACAACACCGACATCCAATCCTGTTGCAACACGATGACGCTCTACGGAGAACAATCAGCGAACTTCACCTATCGCAACAACGTGAACGACGAGAAACAGTACGGATTGTTTGGGGACGGTGGAACAGGTGGACAAGCAGCACTCGACAAGTATGCGCCGGGAGCGGTGGTGACAGGGAACGTAATCGCGCATCCTTACGCACCGTGGCCGAATGGGAATACGGCGGTTGAGGTGTTGACGATCACGAGTGATTACCGGACGCCGTATGCCGGGACGGGAGCGGATATTGACGCGCTACTGGCTGCGCAATCTGGAGGTGGAACCAGTCAGCCAAGCCCGACTGCAACTGCAACAGCCACAGTTAATCCGAGTGTGAGTCCGTCTCCGTCAGCATCTCCGACCGCAACTGTGCCGAATGCAATTCCAAGCGGGAGCAGTGTCGAGATCGTCAGCCCCGCCAATGTACGCAGCGGGCCATCGATCAATACACCGGAGAAGTTCATCGCGCAAGCTGGAGCACGAGGCACGACTACGGCGGGGTGTCAACAAGACTCAGCCAGTGCGAACATCTACTGTCCACTGACATTCACAGATGCGTCGAATGGATTCGTGGCGATGCAGTTTTTGCGTGTGTTAAACGCAACACCAACTCCGACAGTTGCGCCAACGAGTACGCCAACTCCAGCCACTCCCACACCTACCGCGACGCCTGTGCCGAGTACGCCCACGCCAACTCCTCGACCCAGCCCGTCAACGACTCCACTGCCGTTCTGCGCGTCAGGTCAACGACCGGGGAATCCGCCAGTGTGTAGATGCAGGAATGGAATGCTGGGGAATAGCGGGAAGTGTCGCTAAATCTCAAGAAAAAGATGACAAACTGGCCCAACTGATAGTAGGATGGTAACTATGAAACGCTCCAATCAAACTCGCCACCTTGCAATTCTGCTCACTGTTTCACTAATCGCCTACTCAGGCTATGGATTCGCCTGTTCCGTTTCCGATGTTAGCCGGGTCAAGAAGAAAGTTGCTGACGCTGCGGCAATCCTGAATACGGCAGCAAAATCCAATCGTTCCCTCTATCAGTCAGGACTATACGGCGCGACGGGCTCGCCTGAAGCAATTGCCAAGCGCCAGAAGGTTGCTACTGCGATTCATCAAGCGAATGAGTACCTATCGCTTGCTGTCGAACGCGCTGCGAACTTACAACCGAGCGATCTCGAAGTTGGCAAGGCAAATATCGTATCATTACTTCAACAGGCAACCTCAGTACTCGCCGCTCTCAATATCGACAATGAAAACATTCGCGCAGTGATTACCAGCGCAGTCACGGCTATTAACGCCGCCGTGACGCTCACGCTCGCAATTAAAGGAGGCAAGTGATGGCTGCGACACTAATTGGAATCATCGGCGCGATCAACACCCTGACCCCACTGGCAACGCAGTTGATTAATCAGTTGCGGCAGACTGGCGAGACAGACGAACAGGTGATTGCGAGAGCGCGCGCACTAGCTGCTGAGACGAAGAAGATCACTGAAGAAGACATGGGTAATCAAGCGTAGAATTGACAATGCGGCATCGATTCGAGGGATCGCTTGTTCACTGGAATAGACAGTCGATTGTTCGGGGGACTTCGATGCCGCAGGATTCTTGATGAGGTGAACATGAGCCAGCAATCAATCCAGCTCCCAACCAGCACGGCACAGCTTGGCGATCAGCTCTTTCGACACCTGCGATTCGTCATCGACTTCGACGTGAACCACCCCGGCCCGGCAGCGGCGTTCCCCGAGTTTCTGGCGACGTTCGACAAGGAGGCTGAAGCGCAGAGACTGTTGGACCTCGCGACGGCGTTGGACAGTGGAGTGAAGACGTTGCAATTCGCCTGAGATAGCAAAGGAAGACTCGCATGGCCGATGACGGCAACCGACAAGTGATGATCGCACTCAGTCTTAGTGAGACGCAGTTCAATGCACTGGACGAGAAGCTCAGCGGGATTGACGGCGCGATCAACAAGCTCGCTGAGGGTATCTCCGAACCGGATACAAGCGTCGCGGCTGAGATCTCCTTGTTGAGAAATGAAGTCGGGATGCGGTTCACTGCGCTGAATGAATCCATCATCACCATGTCCGAGAACCTCGGCAAGTGGCTGGCGGCGATTGCGCTTGCTGCTGCGAACCCGAACGACAACACGGCGGAAGTACAACGCCACATAGACGAAGTCGCGAGTACGATTAGGACCACTCGTGAGAAACTGCAAACATCCATAGACAATCAAACTAAAGGAGACTGATATGCCTGCGAATTTCGACACGCTTGATACCGAGGTTGGTGAACTCACCACAGTTGCAGACTCTGCCGCTGCATTCATGGACGGCTTTGACCAGCGGTTACAGGACGCTATCGCCGCTGACAATCTCAGTGACAATTCCAACGTCGCTCGGCTATCTGCTGAGTTTAGTGCGATTAAGACAAAGCTGGCTGATGCCGTGACACGTAATACGCCCGCTGCGCCGACTGCGTAGGTATTAAGTTAGAAAGCCGTGCATCTAGTGAATGGCCCTAGACAACGACAATCGAGACAACCGCGACTGGCGACCCGTTCCCGATCCTACGCTACTGACTACGGCAGCGCTGGATCGGGAGATCGCACATCTCAAGGAGCTGACTTCCAGAGACCAGCAGTCGCAGCAGAAGGCACTCGAAGTAGCGCTCGTGCAGATGGATCGGCGGCTGGACGAGTTAAACGAGCTGCGCAAAGCGGTGGAGAAGGATCGGATTGAGTTTGTTCGAGTTGATGTTTACCGACCAGCCCATGAGGAGTTGCGTAGCCAGCGCCAGTCGGACAGGGAAGGACTCGTCGCAATGGCTGCGGACATCAAGACGAACGCAACCGATCTCGCTGAGTTGAAGTCGTCAATGATGTGGTTGTCGAGGCTGGTGATTGGGGCGTTGATTCTCGCGATCATCACTTACGCATTTCAGAAGCTGGTAGTGAGATGACCGACAAGGAAAAAGCTGAAGCAGCGGTGAACGCCTACTCGGACTTGCGAAACACCGCACTGGGCCGAGCGCTGATAATCGATATCGCTCTCCTTCTCAAACGCGAGCGGGAGGAGTTACTGGAGGCGTTAAAGGCAGTCATTGAAAAGAGATGAGTTCACGCACACCCCCACATGAATCGCAACCGTGATAAGTTAGTGAGATCCCGGTGTTACAAGGGAGAGCGTACTACGATCTAATCAAAAGGGAGACAAGAGTAAAAATGTCAAGTAATCGCCCAGACCAGAAACCAGTTGATGCACCGCCGAGTGAGACTCCGGTGCAACCACAGAAGCCCGGCCAGCCACCTGTTAAGCCGCAGGGTGACGTAGACTCGCCCGGTAAGAATCCACCACCGCCACCGCAACCCGGAGGATAAAGCATGGTCGTCGCTGAGCACCACATCAGCCCGCCCGCAGAACGCGAAGTATGGCCCGTCAAGGCGCGTAAGTATGGCGTGGACGATCGCTCGCCGTGGTGGCAGAGGTGGTTCTTTACCTACGCCTACCTGCCCTTCCTGCGCTTCTCATTCAAGTACATGAAGATCCCCGCGATGAAGGAAGTGACGATCGACGGTAAGAAGATCGTCTTTTCATGGTGGGAAGATCAAGGAGTGTTTGAGACGAGGGAACAGGCGGAGGCTGCCTGTCTTGGTCCAATGTGGTCCTATAAGAAGTTGCCGTTGAATCGCCTACTCGCCAAGGAATCCTCACATTACAACGGCGGTGATGTCTACCCGCGCGCCGGAAAGCCCGAACGCTACATACAGCCTTCATTTGAAGTAATGACACCACGCTCGTTAAGTAACGAAATCAACAAGGGGATTAAGAAGCTCAGTAGGATCTTGGATGATGAGTAGGAAACGATGCAGGATTCCATCCCCACTCCTCACGGCTGGCAACTGGTCTACTTAGCCATTGCAAGTATCGTTACATCCACCGGAACCTTAATTGTTGACAGACTTATCAAACGCAAGCGCGAACCTGCGGAGATCCGGAAGATTGAAGCGGAGACGGAAGCTGCGCGAATTACCGCCGACATCTCCCCGGTAGGGATTACACTGGAGACGCTCAGGGAAATTCAAGTTGTCATTCAAAAGGCTGAGGATCGTCGTCAAGAGTGGCTGTTGAAAGAAGAACAGATGAGAATGCAGATCGTCTTCTGGCGTAATAAAGCCGAGGAGTTAGACGGTGAACTTGCCGACTCACGACAGGCAAATCAGTTGTACGACATCCGCTTAAAGCACCACGAGAATCAGCAGAAGAAGTTGAAGGCATTGCTGGATTTGAAGGGGATTAGTTACAGCGAAGCCGATCACTTGTAGCAAGCAAAAGAGACGCCTCACGACGCCTCTCTCACCTTAGCTAAGTGTTAGATATTTGCCGCCCTAGCGGCGTTAGCGGATGGCCTATTGTAGCAGGTTATCGCTTTCGCAACCAGAGAAGTATATCGAAGATCGCAACCCCGCCCAACGCGCCCACTGTAGCCATTCCGAGAATTTTCAAGAAGTCTATCAACGTCATAGTCTTTTTACCGTGTCACCGCAAACACTCTTGCTGCGTCTGGCTTCAGTGGCTTGTCCTCCGGCCCTTTGATAAAAGGATGAATCCAGATCAGCTTAACTCCATCGTTCGTCGGCTGATTACGCCAGTGACCGCGCACGGCCCATTGCCACGCCCAGTCAACGTGCTTCGATTCTTCGTCTACCGTAGTCCGCACGTACTGCTTGCTACGCAATTCCACCACGAGACATTTAGGATCGATCTCCTGCCGTTCCAGTCGTCGGCGCGCGCCTCGGTCCAGTGGAGCCTGCGACGCGGTGACGATCTTCTGCTGCAACCACAGACACCCACAGGCGAATAATTGAAGCGCCGCCCGGGAGGCAATGGTCCATTCGTCGAGACGTTCTTTGTATGCAGCGGTAAAGCGTTCGGTTTGCTGCTCGTCTAATCGTTTCTTCGCTGCGTATACATCGATGTCGTGATCGTACTTCGACACGTCGTAGTCGTGCTCTTTTCCGATCTGCTCGCTTAAAGCTGCCACTTCCTCGTGTTTCTTCTTAGCTACGGCTGCGACGCTGATCAGTTCATCCGCTAAGGATTCAACTTTCTTGGACAGTCCAATAGCAATCTCACGCAAAACTAAATCAGGCATTTGCGTTAGCTCGGACTCAATCGTACCCGCTCGTGCAATTGCATCAGTAAGATTCTCGCCTTCGTCCCATGTTAGCGAGCCGAGTGGATACTGATCACGTCCAATAACATGGAACGTCTCAACTGAAACCGAGCCATTCGGATGCATGTTCCACAGCAGGGCGTTGACGTATTTCCGCTCGCCTGATTTGCTCACCCCAATCAGTGGCGAGGATCGACCAAACCACCAGTAGCCAGCCTTGCCACGCAGCCATGAGAGATCGAGATTTACCGTGCCCGGCAACTGTTGTCCAGTGGCTAGGACAAGCTGCGTGATACGCGGGTCCCAGAAGTAGGGATCGGCATCCTCCAGTACGGAGATGTCGTGATTGTACAGCACTCCTTTGACTAGGTTAGGCGTGGCAACTTCCTGCACCGATTTGTTGTGCCGCACCAGATCGATGAGTAGCTTGCGCTTGCGTACCAGATCCAGTTGCAGTTGATGCTTAGCTTCGATGGCTTCGTCGTAAAAGTTCATGCGACTTCCTCCGACAAGAAAGACGCCACTTGCGCAGCGCCTCCCCTGCTCTCTTTTCTCAAATGAACACTAATATCCAGTTAGTTATCCGTTAACTGAATACCAGTGAATCATTAACCTTTTCTACGTGATTTCCTTTATCCTCCTTTCAATTTGGATTATTAAACATCCCTCTGTCTGGTATCTCTACCTGTCAACTTATTGAACTTTTCAACCGCGCCGAAGATAGCGTCCTCTGGCGTAGCAGCCCGAAACGCAGTCGGGTAATCGTTGATTGAGTGATCCTCGAACCACTCGTCGTCCTCTTTAGAGCAATCAAACATTGCCGCCCACGGCATTTTGCTCCCCGCGGGGCCAAGACATTCCAGTCTAAGAAAGTTATACGGGCCATCGTCTATTTCATCGCTCTCATGTATGTCCGCTGCTGCTATAAACGCTTCGTCGAGTCTACTCATCACTTCTCCTTCCCGTAATCCGGCTGCGTGCGTGCGTTGGCTATCGTCTCAAAGATGTCGTACAGCGACGTATCAGGCTCGATTTCTTCCTTCTCTGCCACTGCGATCACCGCCGCTCGTGCAGCTTGGCAGTAGGCTGATGATGGATCAAGTGTGTCGCACTGGCCGTCCTCGTAAGTGCGCCAGATCGCATCCCGCAACGGCTTGGGAACTATGAACCAATGAACCAATGCTTGCGACAAGCGAACATTTCAGGCGGTACGAAGATGTTGCAGTTAGTCATATGACAGTGATGGGCCATTTCAAGTCTCCTTATCTAGCTGCGCTGAGCGTCCCATCGTCAGACATTAGTTTCTGCTCCAACGCTGAAGCTTCAGCTTTCAACTTCTCGACCTGAGCAGCCTTCTTTTCGTACTGGTAGATGCGCTCAATACAAGAGCGGATAATTGAGCGCCCATGCTTCTTAACCAGCGCACGTACTTCCGGCATTGCAGCCTTGATAGCTTCGTTGTGTTGGTCCATCTTTGACGGACGTTTGATTGATCTAACTTTAGTCATTTGTGATTCTCCTTATTGTAAGTTGGGGTCGTGCGACGGAGGGTGGCGTCTACATCCAATAACTTCGCTCCGGTGCCGCTCGTTCGCGTTGCCAGTGGGAGCCCTTGCTTCTCTGCGTCAGACTGCCACTCACTCTCGTCCAACCGCTCCAGCACGTCGTTGATTTCTTTGCGGGTGGGGGTGGTCATCGTCTTCCTCGAATCGCAGTTGCGATGGCCTTCGTATCGCCAACCGTCCTACCTTTGCCCGCTTGCTTATCTGCGATTTGAGCGCATTGTTCACGCTCGGCGCGGATGGCGTTCTCGATCTCTCTTGCAAGTGCGTCCTGAGCAGATGGAAATTTATCTAATACGTATCGCTCCGCAATCACGTGAGCAATCTGGTTAGTAGTCATAGTCTCACTCATCCCACCCTCCAAACTCTCTCCTTCGTCTCACTCTCTCCGAACATCACTCGTCCACTAATCACCTCGAATCCCAGCACCCCCGCCCGAAACTCCTGCAACTGATCGTAGGAGCGTTGTAACTGATCCCCGCACTCGTCGCACAAGTGGAGATAGTCACGCGGGAAGAATTCGGTGCGGCATTCACTACAAAGAGGCATCGACGTTACCTTCAATCGTCGGCAATAACTCTCCAGTAAGAAGGAGCCGAGACAACCTTCGTGACTATAATGTCAGCCATACCTACGTAGCTGTCTCTTTTAAGATGGACAGTGCCATCGTAGCCGTCTAAATACATTTCACCCTTACGCGCGGGGCGCATTCCTATTTCCAGTTCCAGTGTGATAGTTGGAGGTGTTTTACCTTGTTGCAGTTGAATACCGTCGGCTTCGTCCTGCTGAAGAATCTCACTAATCGGACGGCGACGATCGAACACGTCGGGAACTCCGTCCCCGTTTGAGTCTGTTAGGTCTATATCAACCATCTCCCCTCCTCGTTAGCTGATGTCGTTGGAACTGCCAAGCTTTTTCCTACGATGAAACCCCGGCATACCTAACACGGCCAACTTCCACTTCAACCACTGCGTCATTCGCTTCTTACGCTGCACCGGAGTCAGCCGTGGCATTGAATCGTTGACCGCTGCCACTTCGTCAATCAACTCACTAGGTAAGCACGTCTTCCCGTTGTCGTGAAAGTAACTACCGATAGCGCAGTACTCGCCTCTAGGCGTTTCAAGCTGACCGTGAATCAGCCCGCGCTGTTGCTCGACTGCGTTGAGGATCATCAGGTACGCCGTACCATTGCATATGCATGGCGTTCCCGGTTTTGGGTCTACTAGAGTTGGACGTAATTTGCTCATCTCTCACTCTCCACTCGGAGCGGGGGTTGCATCGTTGCTGGTTGATGCGGCCATTGTCTTAGCTTGCCCTCCGACAAACTCGTGATACCCGGTTGCTCCTCTCAAGTGGTGGACATTCGCGTCGGCTGGTTCGTTGCAGATGAAGCCACCGTCGAACTCCTTCTGACACTGCTGGCTTGGATCGTAATCAGGATCAGCGGGGTCGTTGGGCAGCGCAGCGCTTCGTTTCTGTCGAAGGTTATCGCCGATCGCTTTCGCCATCCCCGACGCGCGTAACGACTTACTACCGGACTTCTTCCCAGCTTTCTTCTTCCCTGCCCCGCTCGGACTCAACGACTCCACTAGTTGCTCGCGATCACTCTCACTCAACCCGCGCAGTGTTTCGAGGAGAGCGGATTCGTCGTCGGTCAGTGAGCGCAACAGAGAATAGGTGCGGAGAACATTTTTCAGGCTCATTCCTCACAACCTTTCAGCATCTTCTCGGCCTGTCGAATAATTGCTAGTGCTTTCTCGGGCGTATCGAAGTACACCGCCTCACGAGCTTTCCGTCTTAGCGCCTCGTTGCGCGCACCTGCCTGACACTGGAGCAGCTTTTCTTGCTTATCCCATTGCTTGACTAGCTTACGCGCCTTCTTAACCTCCACGGGTTCGACGCGCTCCTTGTAACCGTTCATCTGATAGGATGACGGAATTCTTTCCAGTAGGTAGCGTTGTTGTACTGTTAGTTGCTTGCTGTTGGGTATTGCTTGCTTTCGTCTCATTCGCCTTCTCCTCTCGTCGTCTCAACCAGATTATAAATTCAGATAACTTCAACTGCTCCGTCATGCGCTTAGGCGGTTTGAAAGTCTCGTCGATGTACTCGCGCGCCAGTCGTTCGTATTCGGAGAGTGTTAGCAGGAATCGATTGTTCATTGCTTCTCCTTCACGACAACCCACTCATTCGGCCTGCGATTAACCCGACGCGCCAACCCCTTACGCTCAAGTGCATGCATGGTCGCTTCGTTACAGAGCTTGGCCCCATTGACATAGACCACCCCAGCGTATTCAGTACGTGCGCGATGACCACCGCGAAGGTACTCCATGACTCGCTCTTGTGTTCGACTTAGCTTCTCACTCATCTCAACTCCATATCCCGGTAAGCGTTCAAATCAACGCGGGTTGTCGTTGTCGTTCCACTACGTCAAAGTAGTCCACGCGCTCAAATCTCATACTAAGCGCCATCGGAATTAACCATTTCAAATTTGGAATCACGTCGAATGGCAAGGCAAATGCGCTAACTACTTCAGGAGTTTCGTCCGTCATCGCGCTCGCGTTCAGAATTGGGCCAACTGCGGAAAAGAAATGAATACGCCAACCACGTTCGTCGCTCAGGACGCAGAATTCATTCCATGAATCAACGACAATTCCGACCTCCTCGATACACTCGCGCCGCATCGCTTGTATCGGAGTTTCGCCATCTTCGACCCGACCGCCGATGCCGTTCAGTTTCCCCGCTTGCCACGTGGGTCGATTCTTACGAAGCAGCAGCACGGCGTTCTCTGCTGGATTGAACATGAATCCGACAACGTAAGTTGCGCCTACTTCCGTTTCGCTCACTTCATCCTCCGCTCGCTCAAATCCGGCCCTTTACCACATTGGCAGCGACCACTCCCGTTGACATAGACATGACTCGGGTTCAGTCCCTCACCCCGCTCCTCGCACTTGAGTGACGCTATTCGATCAGCAGTCCACTGCTTAGCGTCTTCAGGATCACTTATTTGCTGCACGTCGGACATTCAATTGCACTCCCATCAATCAGTGGATAGAAACCCTGCTCACATTCATGTGGAATCAGTCCAACGATGATCGGCATGATGAATTCGACGGACCACTCGAAAGGTTCAGGATAAGGATCGTTCATTTCACTTCCTCCATTTCAGCTAAGCTGACTCCTACTTTCGCATCGACGTTGCATTGAAATTTGCCCAGTTCGTTCTCGCAAATCTCAGACGGAAGTGACATCTCTCGCTGCACGATCGAGATGCATTCCTCGACTAGATCGATTGGACAATGGAATAGCAGCGAATCGTGAATCCAATTGACGAGTTGAAATTTGTCGAGCAATCCCTGATCATTCAGTCGCAATGCAACGTCATCAATATGAGCATGAGCGATGTTCGCGGGTAGGAATGCGACTGCTTCTTCCAGATTCAGATCGTAGAACCATCTATTATGTTGGGCGGGCGATTTCAAATAGCACTTTGAAGTCGAGCGAATTCGATTCTCAATGTCGATTGGGAACTGACTGAACGCACGCGGGAACAGGCGTTGAATCAACGCTACTAACTTCTTCGCCTCTACAAGTCCGAACTTGTTGACATACTTCTGTCGTCGCTCATCATTCCATGAATTCCATGACTTGCCTGCCAGCAACTTCACCTCGTCGAGAGTTGGATTGAATGAGTCAGCGTTCATCATGTACAACTTGTTGACTCCCATGTGAAATCCTAGCCCGAGAATTGCGCGTTTGGCTTTCTGATCTCGAATGTCCTTGTACTGAGATTTGACTTTGCTCAGGGCAGATCTAAGCTGCTCATCAGGTAATGACAACAAATGTTCTGCTTCAGGCAGACGCACGAAATGAGCAGTGACAAATGAATGAACGTCGAAGTCGGCGAGTTTGTAGTAATCCTCGTCGAGCGAGATCCATCCAAGTGATCGAGCATGGAACGATCTGAAGTCGAGTGAGATAAATGTATGACCGGATTCTGCGCGAATCATGCGTTTGAATTTGCACGCGAGATCTCCATGCACGGGGAATTGCTGAATGTTGGGACGCTGGCAACTCAATTGACCAGTCGCAGTCCCAAATAGGAAAGTAGGATGAACTCTCCCATCGTCTGCCGGACGCCAGTTGCCTGTTGTGAACGCTGACACGAGCTTGTTCATCTTGCGCACTTCTCGCACCAGTCCAATCACTCGATCGCCTGTCTGGTGGAATAACTTCTCAAGCGCATCTTTCCCCGTTGTCTCTTTGTCCTCGCCCCATTTCTTTGGGACTTTGTAGTTCATATGCTTGATGTAGCGGAGGAGTTGCTGAGAACTGTTCGGATTGAATGGTAGAGCTTTGCACCAGCGTTCGACTGCGTCTCCATTAGATCCGAATGTTCGATAGTCGAAGCCTAGCTCGCACTTCACCTTTGCAACAATTTCCTCGATCGGCTGGCCTGCACAAGCTAAAACTATTTCTTTGATCGGCTTAGGTATGACTTTGTATCCCTGCTTCGGATGTAGATCTAGCAACTGAGAAGGGATATGCTCTTGCAACTCACCACTCAGCTTCTCTGACTCAGTCATTACTTCGAGTCTAAATTCAGCCTGACCTTGAGCGTCTACTGGCAGTCCTCTCTTGCCCAGATCATCGAGCACGTCTTTCAATCTGAATTTATGCTCGTAATATCCCCGCCATAACCCTCGCTTCTGCAAATCGTTCATCAGTCCAGATCCACACCTGAATGTCGAATCCGCGTCCTTTGCCCCATAGAGGGGCAGATCGATCGATGACTCGTGTTTCCACGGTCTAAAGAATGGAGCATAGAACGACGTACAACTCTGCAACGACATCAATCGAGATTCAGCATCGAAGTCAGGCTGGAGATGTCTCCATGCTAACATTAGATCGTGATGCTCTCCATTTACTGTGAATCCCGCAGCACGCAGAATTGGCACGTCGAACAATCTACCATTCCACGTCCATTTAGGATTTGCTGACGCAAGAACTTCACCAATCACGTCGAAGTAGGTGGAGATGTAGGGTAAGACGATCGCTGTTCCAGATTTCGCTGAGAATTGAATCTGAGTGATCTTCGCGTTTGACGCAAAATCAACATCGTCTTTCTCGAACATGTCAGTTTCGATGTCGAGTGAGATTGGATCTGACGACGATAGTGAGTTGAACCACGCACGAACTTCGTTTGGAGTTGGACTGAGTTGATATTCGACTCGCTCAACAGGAATGCCCGACGCAGCTACTCTCGTTGCTAATTTCACGTCACGAATCACGACTCCAAGTAAGTGCGATGCTCCACGCACGATGAACGACGGATGATAAGTTGCTACGAGCGGGATGTCATAGCGAGAATTCAGCACGAATCCCCTCAAGTGCGAGATCGTCCTCTTCTCCCCACTCAACCCAGTTAATTCTCTGAGCGCAATCCCCCCCAAAGCTAAAATGCACTTCGGCTTGCGCTCTTTGATTACCGCGTCTAGGTAGGTACGGCAATGATCAATCGCTTCTCTCTCGAAAGGAGCACCATCTAACCAGTTCTTCGGAGGACGACATCTGACGATATTCGTCAAAGTGAACTCCGATCGATCCAGTCCTTGCCATCTCAGTGACTTCTGGAAGACCGAGCCTGCCGGGGCCATAGGACGCAAGGGTAGGCCGTCGATTTCCTCGTATTCTCCCAATGCCTCGGCTACAACCAGAACGCCATTAGTCCCGGAGCCTTCGAGATTTGAGAATCCCAACCCTGCGCGATGCTCGGGATAGAGAACGCAGGACTTGCAATGAGATGGAAGAGGAATGGGCATAACTCAATTCAGGCTGACTTCAAATTTGTCTTCGCAATTCGAGCAAGCTGGCAATTCCACATAGGACTGACAACACTTCTCAGCTTCCTGCGGCGTCTCGTGCAGATCACCGCAGAGCAGACATTGATAATGCTTACAACTACGCACTCGCTTTGACTTCCATATACCCGGTGATTTCAGACCTGACGTAGACTTGATCACCAGTCTCCGGTCCTTCGGAATTCGCCACTTTATCGAAGTCAGGCGTGCCATCATCTTTCTGCGGGAAGTCTTTCTCGGCCTTGATGAACGCCTTAGCGACGCCCTTCTCCTGAGCGCGGACTTGCACTCGGATGCGAGCACGGGCAGGTAGTGACTGGGACAACTTGCGCGCGAGATCAGCAGAGGTTCGCAATCCTTTCACTTCTCCGCCGATTGCCTTGATCACTTTTGCTACTGCACAAGTCCCATCGAAGACCATCGTTGAGACGAAGCCATCATTGACCAGACGATTCGCGAAGGGGCCATCCAAGATCCGCGCAGTCAGGCGAGTTGACAAGTAAGGATGATTCGACTTGTCAGTACGCTGAGTCCATTGCTTAGCCGGATCTTGCTCGGAGAAATTCAGCTCAGCGTCATACGTTCCAGCCCTCACCACGGCAAAGGCTAGTGGATCTTTCTCGTCGTCGAATCCTTCTAATTCGCCTTCGATGAAATTCGGATCGTTGATGTCTACGAAGTTTGGTTCAGCACGTTCCGTGCTGTCGCTGCCATTGGCAGCCATTGCTGTTTCAGGGGTGCTCATTCTAATTTGCTCCTTCTAAAGTTTTGAGAAAATCGGTTATACCGGAAATGGTTAGGTAGAGATTGCCGGACAGTTTATACATCAATTCAGGCTCGCCAGTTTCCAGCAGAATTGCTGTAGGCTTTCCCTGTCCGATGGCGTAGCCTGCTTCGAGGTGTGCAGAGCGCCCACACGGCAACACGAGAACGCAAGCGTCGCAGTTATCGAGCGCATTCTTGTTGAATTGGAATCCCTCTTTGGCGATCGGATGATGCAAGGCTTGCCGGAACTGCTCAGGATTCCATTGCTTCCAGTCTGGATCGATGGTGGACCAGTGAAAGCCTTCATTCCCAGTTACAGGTTGACGAAAGTCATAGACATCATAGCCCGCTCGACGCAGAGCTTCTACTACTCTCGGCTGCTTCTCGTTGCGCCATGAACTTGCGACGTAGACTCTCATTTCGTCGCCCCCTTGCTCAGCGAATCTTTCCACGCCAGAATTGAGTTTGCAGATTTCTCTCTAACAGAGTCCATGAACTTGAGATAATCGTAGAGTGACTCTTTGCTCAGATCGAGATAGCCATCAGGCCACTTCGCTTGGAAATCTGCAACCAAGTCGAAAGGCAATCGAGCCTTGGCTGGCCAGATAATGGACTGTAGATCCGCATCTGCGTGGGGCTTCATGTAAGCACGTACAGTCGTTAGATTCTTCTTGGCATCGAGGACAGTTGTCTCGAAATGCAGTAAGTCAGAGACGTAGAATGGAATCTTGTCCGTGATTGCCTGTCCCACTGCGGATGGGCCATACACTGTCTGACGCGTTTGAGTGTCTGTGCCCTTACCTTCGTGCGCGGTGAACATGACTCTCTTGGAGAGAGTTGGTAGGGTGCTGAAAGCACCTATGAAGTCGAGAATGAATTGCTGAACGAATCCATAGTGTGATCGACCAGCGGCCCCGAACACTTCGTTCCCCTCTCGAAATTGCCCGACGATTTCTTCGGAGATTTTCTGCCCTTTGAAGATGAGATGACGTAAGACGAGCATTGCAATCGAAGTCAGTCCTTCAGTCGCATAGGCTCCAACATTATCAAGATCAGGCGATTTGCCAAGAGTCCTATCAGCTTGCGGCCAGTGGCCTTTCATCAGGAGACGAATTTGCTCCAGCAACGTCGGATTATCACTCAGACGATAGGGCAGGATCACTCCCGCGTCGATATAGGGCTGAATTGGCTCCCAACCGCCATTGTCAGCAGTGATGTAGCGAATTGGAGCATGGGTCTGCTCGTAGACGAATCTCGCAAAGCTCCCGACATTCGACGTTTTCCATGTCCCAGTGCTACCATAGGCTAGAATTGATGCTGCGTAGTTATCTGACATTCAAGTCTCCGTGGTTTAATTAGGCCAAGATTTTATTTGCGCGCCATTAGAGTCTGGCTCACTGAAACCGGGATTTCGAGCAATATAAACAGACATCCCTCGACGCTTTACTCGATACCTTTGCAACTTCGCACATTCCCGCAATCGATGAGCCTGTCGTCGGGTGCCGCACGTAACCGGAAGCCAGTCATCTAACTCCAACTTATCAACTTGAGCATAGATTTCTGCGTAGCGGCCACCCGCTCCTGCCGATGCAGGAGGAACGTCTTTGACAGGCTCTCCTATCGCGATCGTATTCTTGGATTCGTCCCGTCGTCTCATTTCTTCTTCTTATTCCAATGTGGAGATTGACAAAGCTGGTTCGGACATTTGACAGGCTCGCCAGTCTGCTTGCGCTTGAGCCATGAATGACCGCACTGCTTGCATCGTCGGAGTGTGCCTTTGTTCATGGGAGGGCATACTACAACAACAACAACAGCGTGTCAAGAGTCTTGTTGATTTATTTCTAGGTGATGATCAACTCGCGGCACATACAGTCCGCAGTCAGGATCTAATCGATCGTGGCAGATTGGGGCATACGAACAGGTTCGCTGATAGTTGAAGCACGAATGACGATACATTGGAAAATGTTCATCGAGCATAGCCGGAGTGAGCACTTTCAGTTGACGTTCAATTCTCGACTCCTGATGCTGAGCTTGCACGAGCCATTCCGATAATTCAGCCGCGTTCCTCTCATGTGGGACAGGAGTGACGAACAACTCACTCAGTCCATTCGAGTCCTGCACCTTGCGATCTGCAAGTAACTCGATCCATTCTTTGATTGACATGTGTTCCCAGATGTTCACTCGACTAAACGAATTCCCGAGCGATGATCTACGTCCGTTCTTCTCGAAGTAGTATTGCCATGCCCATTCGTCATCTGACGAGGTTATGCCAGATTTGAGCCACGGATGAACGAGGAAAGTAGCCTGAATGTAGGAGTCGTCTTTCTGCTTCTGTCTCGAACCCTTGATGAAGATCTCATCCTGAATTCCAGCGACTTTCTCTCCTAATCTCTGCTCGATAGCTGCCATCTCACTCAATCCCTGCACATTGTAACGAGACGACTTCAATTCTCGATCCGTCCAAGCGTAGGACGACTTCAGATTGAAGATGTACAATCCGCCTGTGTTGAGCTTGCGCAAGAGGGCGTCTGGACGATAGGCGAGATCAATGTTGTCAGTCCACTCACTCCACAATCCCTCTCGCTCAACCTCGATCACTTCGTAAGTCCCGAGAAAGTCGGGCAGGCGTTCTATCGCCCATGCGCGAATGAATCCCTCGATCAGTGCTTGACCTTCCTTGTAGACGAATGACTGAGATTCGAGATCGTCGATGTCAAAGTCGCGTTCCTCGCATTGATCGGCGTAGGCAAGGAGCGCATGTCCGACAGCGTCATCCGGTTCGTGGCCCTGCAAGAGCGACGCAACTCCTACATGCAATCCCTGACCCCAGACGAGCGGCACGGCTTGACGACGAGGTTCGATTCCGGTTGAGTTGTAGTGGAATTGTAAGTAACGTTTGCGCGGGCAGCTTTGATATGTAGTGATCGCTGTGCGAGATGTTTTCATCGTGATTTGGGACTATACATCCTTCCTTGAACAGAATCAAGGTTTTATTTCCATTGACATCAAATGTATTCAAGATTTATATTGAGCACCTATGAGCAAGTCCAATGGAAAGTATTTAACAGTTCAGGAATTTGCCAAGCGCGTTGGTATTTCAGAGGCCGCAGTTTACCTCGCCATTAAGGAAAAGCGCATCGGCTGCATCAGTGCGTTTGGAGAGCGCAAAGCTATTCCGGCGGAAGAATTGGACTATCTCACCCGGCGGTCGAAGACGGAAGCAAAGCAGACCAAAGTGCTCCGTCGTGATCGATTCGATCTAGTTGCTTAAGTACTGCTCTATCAAATGCCATCATCCCCTAAACTGGATTTACGCCAGATCCGTCTACGCGACAGGTATCTGGCTGATTATCCAAATACAATCTACGGGCTCGGGGAATGGCGCAGATATGACAATGGAGTTTGGCCTGTCGTTCACGAATTACTGATTCGCCGTGAGATCCAAGAATCAGTAATGGGCCAACGACAGGTAGCTATCAAAGTTGACAATGCTCTCATCAACTCCCTTTATAATCTTATCAAAGCTCACAGATTTATTTCCGACAGCCAATTCGATCGAGATAAAGGCTTGCTTATATTTGACGATTGCACACTTGACTTCCTGACCGGAGAACGTCGTGGGCACTTGCCTGAGAATTATCGAACCTCGAAGTTGCCTTTTGCTTATGATCCTGACGCAACTTCGGATTGTTGGTTAAAGTTTCTGTTTGAAGTCGTCGGCGAAGAAGTAGCCAACTTCCTGCAAGAATTTGCGGGATATGCAATCACTGGATTAACAAAGTATGAGATAGCCGTTTGGTTGTATGGCCCTCCCGGTGGCGGCAAATCTACATTTATCACCGGATTAGAGTCGATGTTAGGTGCGCAGTGTGGAGTACTCGGGCTATCGGATATTGAGACAAGTAACTTCGGCCTTACCAATCTCCCCGGCAAGACTCTGGTAATCTCGACTGAACAACCCGCCCATTTCATCAAATCCGCCCATATCGTCAACGCGCTTATTTCTGGTGAGAGAGTCACCGTAGATCGTAAGTTCCGCGATCCTGTCACTTTCGCCTCTCAGTGCAAAATCCTCTGGGCGATGAATGAGCTGCCGCGAGTGGATGACAAAGGCGCTGGTATCTTTCGCCGAGTGAAACTGGTCCATTTCCCATCAATCGACGAAAACAAACGAGATCCGCGCGTGAAAGAGGAAATTCAAGTGTCCGGTATGGCAATCCTCAACTGGGCGCGAATCGGATTGCAGCGACTTCTTCAACGCGGACGATTCCAGATTCCCGACGTAGTTCAAGCGGCAACTGAGCACTATCGGATCAACAATGATATTCCGAGGATGTTTGTTGAGGAGCGTTGTGAGGCCGATTCTACTGGGAAAATTCAAGCACAAACTCTCTATGAAATGTACCGAGAATGGTGCTCCGATACGGGCCATAAGCCCCTTGCCTCGCCCCGCTTCTCCGAAGAAATGCAACGCCTTGGATTCCATAAAGTCAAGATTGGCAACGTTTACTATCGAGGGCTGAAGCTGCGTGCATGATAACCGTGCAATTGGGGAGGATAGGGAGGATAGGGAGGCATTCTCTATTTATACTCTATTACTATCGCGCCGCCCGAGGTAAAATATACAGGGTAAATAGGTTAGTCCTCCCTATCCTCCCTAGTGGTCGAACAACGGAGTTAAACTTTCGGTCAACTTGACTCACTTCCCTCTCCCTTGAGTTGCTCAAGAGCGGCGACACGTATCGGACATTGCGGCGGAGGTGCAGTGCCGCTATCTACGACTCGGTGCTTCCAGTGGTAGCGGTCCTCTCCCACGACGTGCTCGGTAAAGGTGCCCAATGCGTTCCGATGTCCACAGATCGACTTAGCGCCACCTTCAGTGAATGCGCCGGAGTGATCCACGAATGGGCAGTCGCCGCAAGTGGGGATAGATAGTTGCACGCACTCTCCAATAGCGTCACGCCGGGCGGTGGTGTCGCGTCTGCGAAGTTCAGCTACAAGCAACTCGACGCAGTTCTTTCCAGTGTTGTCCTTGACCGCTTCGCGCAAGTCAAATCCGATTTCGTCGGCCCAGCGAAAGCAAGGCAGAATGTAATTCTGTTCGTATTCGCGATACTTGGCTGTGAGTCGTTCTACCTCACCTTTAAGCCGCTCGATTTCATCCGCGCTTTCGCGTAACTGATCCAGCTCCGCACTGACTTCCTTGATTCTGGCGATGATTTCAGGCGTGGACATGACGCGACCATTACGCGCGATGAAGGTTAAATCAAGGAACGACGTGATATGGCCCATCGCCTCAACTTCTGGTTGCTGTGCTGGTAAGTAACGAGAGAGGATTGCTCGGACTGTTCGAGAATCCGGTAACTCGTCAATCTCAACTGACAGAAAGTGGTCCATAATCTCTCTAACAACATCTTCTACTGCTGTTGTGGTTGGGGTAGTAGTGCCGTCTCCGCATGTGCAAATCGCGTCAGCCCGAATCCAGACATCGCACTCGACAGTATGGCCCGCTGACTGACGCTGTTCTTTTTGTTTTCTCTCTTGCTCTAGTAAATTTTCCGCTAGCTGAAATACCAAGTCATTAGTGAAGCCGGAATCCGCTAGCCTCGTCCTAATTTCTTCGACTAAACGTAGAGCGCTGTCTGAAACCCTACGGCCCTCATAAGGATCGGCTTCTGGTTGCGCTACTGGTGGAACAGGGGCGGGATGTGTACCAGTGAATCGCGCTTCCTTTCCGCAGAGCGGACAACCGATTTTCAGGCCGCGTGATAATGGTCGGCTTTCATCGGTAGACTTCCAACCACAGGAACTGCAAGCGTAATCGCCAATGTCTCGCCGCTCCCCCGTCTGTTCAGTTGATGCAGAGTCGGCTTCAGTTGATGCGGGGAATACACTGTATTCGTCGGACATTGCACAATGGCACCCGCACGCCGCGGTGATACCGTTGATCGCCGTCGGCACTTGACAGCATCCGTTTTCGTCGCGTAGGTCTGTGTGCTTACACAAGATGCAGCTCGCCGCGCAGTGTGCGCACGTCTGCTGCCGGATTGTTACCTGAAAATGACATCGACAGTAGCATCGCCCCCCGCACCGCGTACTCGTCTCGGTGGGGGCGGTGGCGCGGAATTCACTACATGGTTCGTCCAATCCGCGACAGCCTAAGCACTCATCGTGGTCGCTGAATAGTTCGTGGTCTGATTTAGGATGGCCGCAAACGCATTTCGTAGTTCCACCGTCTTTAAGCTGGGAGAGTAAGTAGTCGATGTAACTCAGCAACCGCGAACACGTCATACATTCAACGTTGCCCCATAGCGGCGCACAACCTTCTTTGATTTCATCAATTGTGTATTGAGTGCTCATGCTGTTGTGCCTTTCACTTTCGACGGGAACTCGACCTCGTGTTCCTTCGCCCGCTTCACCATTGCGGGCCGAAGTTCCTTCTTCAGTTCGTCTGCGAGGTTCTGTAACTCGACGGCCTTGTCTCGCTGTCGCTGGCTAAACAACTGCGTTGCTTTCTTTTCCAGATAAGCGCAGCAATCATCCAAGCCACTGTAATGACCGTCCAGCCACTTTTGCGTGGCGAGATTGTCCAGTGAATAAACCTCGCCGTCGTCATCCTTTAGTAGCGTTTCTCTGCTCACGATGATTCACAGCCTTTCACTTCGTCGTGCTCACGAATTACCCCTGCGAGCACTTCCTGCACTTCCTGAAGTTCTCCGTCGATGATCCTGCGGCCCCATTCCAAAACATTCTCAGGAACGCCGCTGGTTAACTTTGCTGATAACTCAGTTGCGAACCTACTAGCCATTCCCTTCACCTACCTTTCCGCTTAGTGCGGCGCGAGATTCGATCACGGCAGCTTCAATTGCGGCCCACACTTCAGGCGCGATCCACTTGCGACTTTCAGCGTCCGCTAGCAGCGCCTCGTAAGGTATCGCTGCTTTCACCAGCGCCTCCCGCAGTCGGCCTACCTCTTCACGTAATTCATTCCGTTCAGCAACCACCTTTGTTAACAGCTCGTGTTCGGACTCGAAGCGATCAGTTGCCGCGCGAATCTCTGCGAGTAGTGCGTCATGTTCATTAACAGCGGTGACGATCTTGTTTCCCCATTTCAATCCTTCGGCAAACCGGACAGGATTAACGTCTTCCAGTGCTGTGTTTATAGGAATTCCGTAAACCGTAGCAATTGGTTCGTCGCCTTGATAAATCACGTTGGCGTTATAAACTCCGTATTCGCCTGCGAGTCCGAGTGTGAGATCTTTCGCTGTCGCCTCATTGCTCATTGGGGTTGCTCCTGCGTTGTCGTCTCCTCTGACTCTGTGTACGACATCTCCCAACAAGGGGCCACCACTGATAGCGAAATACGCGGCCCCACCGATATTCTGTCGTATGCTCCTGTTCTGCTTTACAGTTCAAACACCGCCTTCTCCGTATAAAGGAATTCGGGTTCTGAAATTCTTCCCATTGGTGTTTCACCTTAGTTGCTCTTCGCGTCTTAGCTCAAGTAGTAAGACATTAATCAGAGATGCGGCATCGTACAATTCCTGCTTACACTTTCTGTCGAGCGGCTCACTTGTCGGCCAGTGATCGGCTATTTGTTCAAGATACTTCACGGTTAATACGGCCATGATTTCAGGATCGTCTCTCAACGGATCAATCAGCAACTCGGATACGACGCCATCGTTAGTGCGGGATGAGATCCGTACTGTCACCTGCTCAATGTTTTTCCGCCATGTCTGGGCGTCTTTTTTATTCAGCTTCATCTCAGTTGATTTACTCGCAAGTCGCGCAACGCTTCCGCGACATATTCAGACTCGGTGTCGCGCCATTGTTCCTCGTCAGTTTCCAGCCACTCACCAACAGACTTGAGAACGCGCTCAAGCAAGCGATCAGGCCCGGCAATCAGCCCGTGGTCCTTCTCGACGTGATCCTTAAAAGCCTCTTGCAACCGTTCCTTCAGCGTGTCAGCCATCTATTCCCCTTTCCCTGCAATCACTGGGAGTCAGTCGTCGAAGTGACAACAGTCCTCATCATCCGCGTCCATTCCGCTCCCGCAATTCGTACAGGTGTGATCATTCTCCACGTCCGCGCTCATCAGTTGCGCCTCGCAGTTGAGACAGTAGCCGTGGTCGTAGTCTGAGCGGGATTCGGTAACTCGCTCGCGGAGTCGTTCCCTTAGCTTGTCAGCGTCGATCATTTCATTACCCTCTCATTCCCGACGCGGAACATCTCGCGCATGTCGGAGTTTTGCTGCAACTCGCGTCGTTCCGCTCGCTTCCCCTGCTCATACCAGTACTCAGCACACTCGCGCTCAGTGGTCTTCGTCATCGACAACGGCGCAAGTTCCCAGTCGTCATCGAAAGAGGGGAGTAGGTAACCTCCATTTACACGAACCTCCGCATTCGTCGCGTCAATCGCCGCATCGATCACTCGTGCTCGCTCAGTCTGAGAGAGTCGATGAAGTGCGCAGTCGCAGTCGGGTTCGCTCAACGCCTCCCGCACTCGTTCCAGCACTTGTCGTTTCTCGAATTTGATGGCGGCGGCACACATGGCGCATGGGTTACCTGCGTTAGCCTGACACGTCGCGGAGTCGTGGGTGGTGGTTGTAGTCATTGTCGTCTGATCCTTTCTGCTGCTTGCGCAATTACGCTTCGTATGCCCGCCGCTTCACGGCGCAGCTTGTCAGCCAGCTTTTAACTGCGCATCCACTTGATGCGTGGACCAACCCCCGGAACGCGACTGGCCAGCCCACAGATCCATCTGGTTAGCGTCGCGATCCTTCTCTTCCGCTGCGCCTTGCAACGCAATGATTAAGGTTTGGGTAAGTTCGTCAGTCATTGTCCGAATTCCTCCCTGATGAGTGCGGTTAGCTTCCGCGCGAAGTCGATAGCCCGGCGCTCCTCGCCTACCTGAAATCCGATCTTTGCAGTTACGTGCGGCCACTCTCGCGCGCCGCCGAATGCATCTTTTTCGGAACCGTTATAATGCTCGTGAATCTCGACGGTGTGAGCATTACCGACTTTGCAATTATTTCCAATCCTGCCCTCAATACTGATCTTGCTCATCCTTCGCCTCCTCGGGTGGTGGGGTTAGTCGTCGCGATCTCCGCCGTCGTTGGTTATTCCATAAACTTCATCTATGAGCGTGTCGCCCGTATATGGCTCACCGTCGCCGCACCTGTGGACCTCAAGCGTGCCGCTGTTTGAAAATAACGCAAGCGTTTTAGGCCACGTCTTAGCGAGCTTCCGTAAACGCGCAATCGCAGCCTTTTCCTTCGTAGTCAGATCGTCAAAATCAATCATCTGCTCCCTCTCCCTTTCGGCCCCGGCTTCGTCTCTCGGTTGCGAATAATCCCGAGTTGCTCAGCCGTGAACAATTGATTGCGTCCGACTGTTTGGATCGGCCCGAGATGTCGGCGCAGGTCGCGCACGATCTGCGACACTCGCGCAGGCGTCACCTTGAGCCGCCTTGCTACTTCTCTCGTTGTCAATAGTCCGTTCATTGCTTCATTATCCACAAATGAAATTATTTGTCAATAGTGATTATGACGCAGTAAGCCGCAGTCTGATCACCCTCTCACCCCTCCCGGCGCAGAGTGGTGAGGGCGTCGCGAATCTGATTGATGACAGGCCACGCTCTCGCTCCCGGTATCCACGGATGTTGTTGATTGTCCAGCGGGATAAATTCACCTTTCTCTACCACTCCACCTGATTGCGAGTCCGCGAAGAACGCAGCTTCGACTGTTTCCAGCGCAGCCACCAGTCGCGGCACGGCAGTGTGGTCAGCGATGATTTGCGCGGCGATTTCCGGCTTAACCAGCAACACGCCGATAGTCTGATTATTTTGAATTAAGTGATAATAATCAGAGGCAGTCTCATTCGCGACTACCGACCACTCCCCGGTCTCCGGCGCGGGTTGCGTGCGTTGTGACTTGAGATACTGTTCAGCTTCGTACTCGATAGCCTTCGCGGCTTCTTCCGCGCTCCAATCGCCACCGACGCCATCTGATCCATTTTGCATAATTCCGTAGAGATATTCAGTTAGGGTTTTAGCCATCGTCTGACTTCCTTTCCAAGTTGCGGTCTGATGGGTTGAGTTAATCCCAGCAATCACATTCGTATTCGTAGACGCCCTCTGTCTCCGGTAATTCACACAACGGGCAGACGTAGACGTTGCTCGGGTATATCGCAGGTTTGAACCAGCGTTCAGTTTCCCAGCGCTCCGGGTTATCGCGCTCATAGTCAGTGTTCACGATCATCCTTCCCCGTCCTTTCGTGGCGAGCTAATTCCTGCTTGCGCTCAGTCGTTTAATTTCCCGATCGCTAAACTCAGTCGCTATGCGCATCAATTGCTCAGCACTCCCGGCATAGAGCGCACCAGAAAGTGAGGCGAGCACGGCAGCGGCAGATTTCAGTTCTCGATCATCGCTTTGTTTGTAAGTATCGATCAGTATGCGCAGGTTAAGTAGTAGTTGATTGCGTTCAGTGCTCATTGTTCATCGTCCTTTCGTGGCTCGCTACTTAGGCGTTCAATCTCGGAACAGATGAAAGCAACGTACTGCGCAGGAGTAGCGTAGAAATAGTTGACGCCCTGCCCGTTAACTTCAATAGCTATCTTGTAATCCTTTGGGCGTCTCTCGACTGACAGGGTAGAACCGTTGTCATCACGAATTCTAAATACTACTTGTTCATCATTGGTTGCCGTCGTCGTCATTGCCATCCTTCCTTTCTCGATCAATCCGCTCACTCTCCCGCCGCACTGCTTCCAGCAACGACTACTTACATCGCTGTTTAATATCAGCAAGTCGTTGGCGTAACTCAAGCCATCGATGATCATCGATAACACCGAAGGCGGCAGTAATTATTAGCAATACTACAAGCAGCCCTACGGCTATCGGACCGTAAGGATCGTTAGGCGTCTTGTTGTTCATCGTTATTCTGCTCCTGCCTGATCTTCTCGGCTTCGGCTCTCACTGCTTCCAGTAACGACTCAGTCTCGTGGTACTCCTGACAACCGGGGCAGTAGAAGCGTTGGGGGCGGGGTTGGGAAGAGATTTGATCGATGGTTACATCCATTAGTGATTCTCCATCAGGCTGATCGCTATGCTGATCAACGCATTCACCTGCGCTCGTGGCACATCTTCGTAAGTCAGATCCAGTGCAGCATTGCAGTGGTACGCTGCTGCGTCTCGACTTCGGGCTACGTCGATCAGCTTCTTGAGCGGCTCACTAAAACTCAGTGCTTGCTTAGCACTGTAGGACGCATCCGGCGCACCGTCCGCAATCCCGTCAAAGTGTTCGTAGATGTCTTGCAATAGCTGAATATCTTTGTTTGTCATTACCTAATCCTCTCGTTTAAGCCCCGCAGGGCAATTCTGACTAAAAACCCTCGTCCGACTACCTTTTCGCCAGTCTGATGCGTTCTACGGCCTCAAGCGGCCCCGTATCGGGCTATTCTTGCCATCTAGCGGGCGACAGGGGCGACTTTCTGCTCCCGGACGACTCGCAAGACCTTCCGAGCCCGGAAAACGCCTCTACCGCGCTCAAGTCGTCCTCTTTCCAGTCTCCCCTACCCCCGCACGCGGCTGAGAGCGTCGTCAATCGCATCTCTGACAGGTTCCGCGTCTGATGTATCTACTACGGCGTACTCTCCGACACTGCCGCTTAGGATTCTTGTCAACCAGTCGTGCGCCTGTTCCAGTGCCGCGACGAGTTGCGCGTGATTCTCAACGTATTCCTTAGCCACTAGCGCCGCCTGTTCAAGTTTGAGAAATCCGTTTTCTGAGCGCATCGTCTCGCGGTCGTAGTTGCAAGTATTCATAGCGACGAGGGATTCCGCTGCTTTAATAAGTCGATCAAGCGGGGTCTGATCACCCACTGCCCGCTCCGATTCCGGTTGCAGTTGCGGGTCGTAGCCGAGTGCGGTCTTTACGAACGAACAGCTTGCCTTGTGTCGTTGGTAACGCTCCCCTGAGACGCCACCGCATTCGGCGCAAGGTGTCACCACCGCGCACACATGCTCCTCCATACTCGCATTCGTCCCCTCTTCCCCACACTCATCACAAGTCGCGAGATACTCAGGGGCGGACATTTCCTCGAAGATTTGATCGAATTCAGTGGTCATTGGAATTCTCCTTCGCTATCTCAGATTGTTCTATCTCAATCAATCCATCCGCGTGATTCTTAATTCGCACCAGTCCGCGATTCATCAAGCTCAACACGAGCGGCAAGTAGCCTTCATGAATCTTGATCACCTCTCCACGTGCTACGTGTCTCGTGATTACTTCTTCAGGATTCCATGTTGTAGTCATTTCGTCCTCCGATAGCTCTCACGATAGGTTTTATTAACCAGTGGCCACAGACGCTTAGACACATTGCCTTTAGCCTGATGTATCGCCAGTGAAGTCAATACAATTGCGCGAGTGTTGCCAGACTCCAGCGCTAGCTTATACGCTTCTAATGCTTGCCAGAACTGTGCGTTATGAAATTGCTTGATTGTCACTCCTGTCGCACTCATCCCTCACACTCCTTTTTGCGTTTGTCTGATCGTTTACTCACTCAATGTGACAAACATCGTTCTTCCATAACTCAGCGTCGTGTACATGATTCCGTTAGTAATACGCTTTGGGCCATCCTGAGGAAAGCGCCTGATTAGACTTTCCTGCATCTCCTTTACCGACCGCCAACCACTCTCGCCAGCGAAGGTTACAGGCGGCTTGACTCGTGGCGGTATTCGCGTACCGTCAAGGGCTACGTCTTCCGGCCAATGTTCAATGACGGTCATTTTCATGGCCTGATTCTCCAAGAGGCCGATGAAGCCGCTTCTTGTTTCGTCTTCGCTTCTCGTATCGCTACCACGAAATTCCCGCACGAGTTGTAAACTTCGATTCCCCTGAATCCATCTTTCTCGTACGCGGTAAACGAATCATCTGAATGGCCCACGAGCCATACCCCGCTAATCCCAAGCGTGTGGTTACTCGCTCGTTCAATTGATTCAGCTTTCCTGAATCCCGCGGTCTCCGTTTGCTGAACACAGTCAGTCATCGGATCAAAGTCTGACAGGTTCATCACGTAGAGACTGCCCGCGTTTTTGCGAATGAACGACTTGAAAGTGGCCTTAGTAATCTTCGTGCTCATCACCTGATCCTCCTCCAACATTTTGTACGCAACTGGCGTGAGTCAACTGTTCCCGTGTAAGCATTTGTCCGTTCCCTACCTATAGCCCCCTCGATATAGGTAGAAAACTGAGAAACCTACCCATGTGCTTACAGTCTCGGCTTGCTTGCCCGTACCGTGAACACTTGCCAGCCTTCACGGGTCAACCTGTTCGGAATTCGCATCGTCGCAACCGCGCTCGCTACCCATTCCTGAGTCTCGGGATTGAACGCCCCGTAGATAATCCGAAACGGGAATGAATTTTTCAGATTTTGCAATTCTTGTAACTGTGCTTCGTTCGGTTGATAGGTTGTAATGTTAGTTGTCATCATCTCTCATCAATTCCCTTCGTCTAAGAGTGAGTGCGGGCTAGTTGCTCGAATCAAACTCCCACGGATTCTCGTCATCGGCGTACATTGACAATATCTCGCCGTGCTCGTTCGCAAACTCCATCTGCTCCGGCGTGTGGTTCTCAAAGTATTCATCATCGGTATCGCCCCGTCTGAGCACGAGAAAACTTAACAGCGCTCGTACTGCCTCGTCTGAATCGATAGCGTGCATAGGCGAACAGGAAAAGTCAGCACCCTCAAATATGACCTTACCGTCTGGTCCCTGAAACTGATACTCAAGAATTGACTTGCCTAGTTCATCCCTGCGACCACTATCGAAAGTGTTCAAGGTAAAACTAATCGCAGGATCGCGATACGGCCTGAGCGTTACATTGCGTAAATGGTTATCAGTGTCAAACATTTTATTAGTCTCCTCTTTCGTATTCGTCTCGCTCATCGTGAGTGCATCCTACTCCTGTTGCTATACAATGTCAAGCGAAATAATTAACTTTCCTCGAACAGTCTAAGAGTTAGCCGATGCGCAAGTTCGCGGCCACGGTCGTACACTTCAATTTCTGGATCGTCAAAGCTTGTAGTCATCGTCTGTCTAAACTCTCGTATTCCAAGTAGGAATATGCTGATTTTTCTCATCGTGGTTATCCTCCCTGTTGTCGGTTGATAGAATTGCCGCAGTTCTGAAACACCCTCGGGCGCTATTAGGTATTTGCCGCAGTTCTCACAGGTGGTGCCCGCTTCCATTTCAGACTCAGACTGCGTTCCTGCCTTGATATTGCAGTTGTATTCGGCAGTTGGCGCAATCTCTCGACATTGTTCGGAGCAGAAGAAATGCACGCCGCCGGAGTATTGATTTGGGTCTTCCAGTTCAAAGTAAACTGGCCATTCTCTTGTTGCTCGTGTTTGCCTAATCATTTTGGTCTGTCTCCCTTTCACCTAAACATCAATCCAGCATCCGGTAAACGTTCCCTGTCGGCGGATCATCCATTCCGCCCAGCCGATGCCTATATGCTTTTCGATGGTTTCAAACGTCTCCCAACTACGATGGCCGTCAGCGTCTTCGAGCCATGCGCCGCCAGTGATTGCATAAGTGAAGTTGAATCGTTTGATTGCTTGCCAGTTCATGTTAGTCTCCTTAGCTGTACTCGCGTTGTCCATGCCCAACACTCTACTATCATTGTCTAGCGTTGTCAAGCATAATCTCAGTTATTTCTTCGTTCAAGTTGACCGCAAATAAATGCTTGACATAGATTGACGGCTAGTGTAGTCTACCTCTCGACATGGCAACCAACACCAAGGACAAAATGTTATTCGCCCGCGTGGAAGAGGCTTTAATCCGGCGACTCAAGCGGGTAGCGAAACAGATCGATCGACCGCCTTCATGGGTAGTGAGAGAAGCGGTGAAGGCTGAGCTTGATCGGATTGAAGGGAGAGCGAAATGAAATCACGAGAACAAATCATGCATGAGTGGCGTGAATCACTATCCCCAGAGGAGCGCGAGATAGCTCGACGCACGCGACAGGAAACACGGGACTACCTGCGTGAACGGCAGCCGCAACCGATTCGTTTCGCGTATGCAACCTCGACGCCGGGGTATTATGCCATTCTTGAGACTGAAACGAAGGTTTGAGCAACGCGCGCGCAGACCGAAGCGAAAGGGGTGAGGGAATGGGCGCAACGGCGATTATGAAGCGAGTGATTCACAGGCCAACCGGAATTTGGTACTGGCTCGAAGTCAAGTTTAGTTGGAACGTGAAGTATTATTCCTTTGACGGCGGCGAGACTTGGCACAAGTCAAAAGTGACGGCTTTTATAAAGGCGCAGGGAAGCAATAGACTGCAATCCTGCGACTAACCAACCAACCCACGGGAGGGAGTATGAGTGAGATGAGGTTGACAGCGATTGAAACAATGATTCTCAGGGCCGTGCGTTCAAGGCCGGATCAGTGGCTGGATCATCATCGTCATTATCTCGGCGAGGTACTAGCCTTGCAATGTAAGGGATTAGTGACTACACGCATTGACGGTGATCGGTTACAGGTGCGTGCAACCACCACCAACGCGGAGTTGAGTTGGTGCGAGTGAGAGAACATGAGTACGAAACAAGGTAACAAGCTACCAGCAAGAGAGTCGGCCTATTGCCCTACTTGCCGGATTCATTCATCGCAGTCGAGGACGGAGAGGCGCGGTGTACGATACTGCGGCGTATGTGGCAATGAGTTCACATTGGTTGAGTCGCGGTCAGCCTTAGCGATGCAAATGGAATCCGAAATCACGACAACAAAGGATCTAACCCCATGCAACGTCTAACCTTCTCCGACTACGGAGCTATATGAGAGTCGAAAAGTGTAGCGATGGTCGGTTTGTGGTAGTGCGCGGCGACGTGAACGCTCCGCAATACTTCTCTTTCTACGTTGACGCTGATCGATCTTCGTGGAGTAAATATCTTTCACAAGCGCACAAGAATGTTACTCTTACGGGCGCGGATGAAACGATGGCCGAGATTCGTCGTAGAACACAGATCCGGCGCAACGCGAACAGAGGTCGTAAAACCGAGGTAAACCTATGCAACGATTGAGCTTATCCGACTACGCCCTAACCATCCTGTTCATCCTCGCACTCTCCTTCGGCGTCTACTACGGGTTGCAATCGTGGCTAACTCAGGTGACGACTGAGACGACTGCGCGGATGAAGGTTGACTACTGAACAAGCTAAGGAGAATCCATGAGTGATAATCTAAGTCAGTTTGAACAAGCGATTATGCAACGTGCGCGAGACCGAGTTACTCAGAAGCGCCCAACGTTTTGGCAGCGACTGTTTCGCCGTCCGGTACCCGCTACCTTCACGGAAAATGAGCGACTGGCTTTACTGGCGCATCGCATGAGCCAGTTTCAGGAAACCATGAAGGAAGAACGCAGTAAGCGCGGTCACATTGTCTACCCTGAGGGCGCAGCTATCAGTCCCAGCGAATGGCCTGCATGCCCACCAAACTGTGAGCACGTTATTGACCACTCGTAGTATAATCCCACCCATGAGCGCCGCACCTAACCCGCAAACTACGGATAACATTGAACTTATCCCGGTGTGTGACTACTCATTCGCGGGCGACAATCGGACAGTCGAGAATAAACGCACGTTTATTTCATGGTACAGGCGCAAGGCTTCGATCTTTCATGCAGCAGTGGCTACTCAGGTCGCAAGATCAACTATTTACAAGTGGATGGAGGATGATCCACAGTTTGCGCTTGCAGTTGAGGAATCATTCGAGGATGCAGTAGATGTAATGGAAACCTCGACCTATGAGGATGCGCTTGGATCCAATGGTAAGCCCGGCAATCCACTACTCAAGATGTTCTGGCTGAAGGCCCATCGTCACAAGTACAGGGACAAGGTAACTATCGACTTAGACGTAGTGAAGGACGAGATCCAACAGCGCATGCAGCAGCTCAACGTACAGCAACTACCGCCAGCAATGGCGCAGTTTATTGATGTCGAGAGTAGCGAGAGTCAAACAGTAGAGTCTCTTGTTAACCGTGAAGATCAGACATAAACCAAGAGAACGAATCCGACGACATGGCTGCCTCCGTTGTCGTAACCCTCGGTGTGACCGTCAGCATTGTCCGCTTTGTAGTGAGTGTAATGTGAGGGTGAACAGAGGAATGAATACTACGCAATTCTCCCCTCCATCCGAGAATTTGCAAAAAGAGGAGCGGGATAAGTGACGCTGCTGCTCATCTGCGTCCTACTTACACTCGTGATCATCGCTGGTCCTAGTCGCGACAGGGAGTAGTCATGCGTAGCTGGCGTACCGTACACAAACGAGCCTCGAATAAACGTCGTCGTATTGAGCGAGAACGACAGCGTGAATGGGCCATTGCGTTCACTAAGGCTGATACATTCTTGCACTGGGATAAGGATATCCAAGAGTACTGGTTACGGCACGTAGTCGGTACTAACAATCCGCTCGGCTTACTCTCACCGTTCCACGTGAAACATACGCAGTTGTGAGTAGTCGTCGAGGTCGTGCTGCCTCATTATCGTCATCAATAGTCGAGATACCGACAGTTCATTTATCACTTGAGGTTGATGTGTTACCTGAGGAATTAAGCTCATGTTCATTAGCGAATTCGACTGTCCGGCTTAACCACTGCGCTTAACTTTGACGACAATTCACCTCGATTAAGCTCGACCCCCGTACCCGGGAGTTCGATGATTAAGTGGAGGAGAGGTGGGGGAATGGGAGGTCTACGTATCTCAACTTCACTAAGGTTAAACATCGTTGCTCACTGAATTCATTACTTGTACGACAGTTACCAAGTCAAACCCGTCTAAGAGGTAGGTTTCATGCCCGGAGTGGAGAATTACCTCGCCGTCACGATTGCGAACTTCGATTCCTTTAACGCCCTCTGAGGAACACTTTACACAGCCCGGATCGGCGTCTACGACTAGCGTCCACGGAAGTTTTAGCTTGTCCGGGTCAACTAACGCTATAACTTTCCGGTAACTCTCCGGGTCAACTTGCTGCATTCGTCGCAGGACAAGCTCGAAGTCATCGGGTTGCCAGTCTTTGAGCGGTAACCCTTTGAGCTTGCGGAAACGATTGGCTTCTTCGGTGATTAGTTCGGGTTCTTCTGGCATGAGAATGGCTCGAATCTGGAAATTATTGCAATTAGAAAATACAAAAAGGAGTTTAGCGACAGACGCCGAGCAGTAGCGCGGTAATGATAACGACAGTTGTTAAGGCTTCTGCGAGTACCACTCCCACAATGATGCCTCGTCCGCCAATACGGCGGCAGTCTTCACAGTAGGTACCATGAGAGTCTAACGAGCGATCAATTCCACAGTTTTTACAGTTCTCTGCGCTCAATTCAACCTTTCTCCTCTCAATCCCAGCTCCGCATACACCGCAAGTGCGTGAATCACGGCATAATCCCGCTCCTCGGTGCTGAGTTCGGTCAATTTGATGATCGATTCAGCGAATTCCGGCACGTAGCAGTCTTCGATGATGACGACGAGGGGCCACGACGATACCGAGCCTGAGTTTTGGGTCATTTCACGCTCGCAGCCAACGCAGCTAAGCAAATTGCCTCAGCCAGTGAGTCCGAGTACTTATGCCAGCAGCAGTTTTCGTAGCCAAATTCAACTTCCCATGTTTCCTCGGCGTCGTGGGTATCGGTCATCTTGACCCAGTAGTCGCGCGCCTGCATTTTCTCAACCACCTGCTTCGCAGCCTTGATCGACTCACTCGGCTTCCACAACGGCAGATTCGCAAGCTGATCCTCGCAGTTCACGATAGCTTGATAATCCCCGTGTTCATCCATCCAGTTCACCTGCGGCGGGGTGTAGTCGTAGTCGGTTTCTTCGTGCCAGCCCATGACTTGCTCAGCCACGGCGCGGTCCAACTCGGCTCCGGTTAACTTTTCTTTCACCTTAGCTGACATAGTCCCGTAATTCTACCACCAAAAGTCACCGCAATGTCGTATCATCCTGACCGATGCCGCTGCGTCGCAACCAACGCCTGCCGCGTAATCTCAACGAGTGGCCCCCCGAAGCCCTCCTGCTGTATCGGGACTACTTGCGGTCACTTGATCCTCCGGGGGAACAGTTCCGCCAACGCTACATGAACGATCCGGTGGGATTTGCACGCGAATGTGTTGAATGGGGCGCGGGTGAGGGGCTAACTCTCTACCAGCAGGAGATTCTCTCGGCCCTCGTCACCGAACGTCGTGCCAATGTCTGTCGCGCTGCCGTGCGTGGGCCACATACGCTCGGGAAGACCTGCGTTGCTTCAATCGCCATCCTCTGGTTCGCGCTCACGAGAGACGATCTCCCTGACAAGTCCGACTGGAAGATCATCACCACTGCGTCAGTGAGCAGGCAATTGACCGACTTCCTCTGGCCCGAAGTGCGCAAGTGGTCCACGCGGGTTAAGTGGGACAAGGTAGGACGAGCGCAATTCACCCAGTACGAACTCATGGCTGAGACACTGCGACTGAAGACTGGCAAGGCATCGTCGATCACCTCGTCCGAGGAGACTGGAACTGAGGGCGGGCACGCTGATCATCTCCTCTACATCTTCGACGAAGCGAAGGCAATCGAACCCTCCCGCTGGGATGCGGCTGAAGGGGCACTCATGGGCGGTGTCGGGAAGGAGATCATCGCGCTCGCTATCTCAACCCCGGGTGATCCGCAAGGTCGGTTCTTTGAGATCCACAATCGCAAGCCGGGATTAGAGGATTGGTGGGTGCGGCATGTGACTATTGACGAGTGTATCGCAGCAGGACGAGCCACGCCTGAGTTCGTCGAGCAACGCCGTCGGCAGTGGGGCGAGAATTCAGCGGTTTTTCAGAACCGCGTACTGGGAAACTTTTGCGAGTCTACCGAGGATACAGTCATCCCTCTTGCGTGGGTGGAAGCGGCCAATGAGAGGTGGTTGAAGCGAATCGAAGTACAACATCATCTACCTAGCTGCGCAAGAGACTGCCATGAAACGCACTGGAACTGGGTAGACGGAGCCGAGCGTGGTCTATGGCCCAAACAGCAATGGCGATCCGGTCGTGACGAGGAAGACTTCACTTGCGTCGGCGTGGACATCGCGCGCTCGGATCTGGGCGACAAGACGGTTGTAGCCCGACGACAAGGGAATACGATCACGCAACTGGACCGCTACTCGATTGCCGACACGATGCCGATCGTAGGTAAGGTGAAGGGAGTGCTGGAGCGTTACACTCACGCCTATGCAATGGTGGACGTGATTGGAATCGGGAGCGGTCCAGTGGATCGTCTCCGCGAACTGTTCCCGGCGAAGCGTATTCTTGCGTTCAATGCATCAGAGGGTACAAATCTCAAGGATCGTGGCAAGGAACTGGAATTCTCGAACTGTCGCAGCGCCGCGTGGTGGAACATGCGCGAACTGCTCGATCCAGCTTACGACTCCGACATCGCCCTCCCGCCATGCGACATGCTCACGGGCGATCTCACTGCGCCCAAACGCGGCAAGGATACTTCCAGCGGCAAGATCACAGTTGAGAGTAAGAAGGACATTCGCAAACGACTGGGGCGATCCACTGATGATGGAGATGCGGTCGTGATGGCGTTCTTTCCGAAGCGCCGCTACGTTGAGCAGGTGGAAGTTGAGTCCTACTCCTACATGGAATACGTCTAAACACGACTAAGGCCAGCTCGTGAAACCTGCCAGTAACGCGAACCAGCCTTAGCCTGTGTAGCTTCACTTTATAGGAAGTAGCGACATTATACCTCAACTCATCTCGTAGATCCATGCTAAAGTCCAGCGAGGAGGAATCCCCCGGTCAGGAGAATACAGGAAACTGAAGCGGCGTCTGCCTGATCTCGCACTGTGCTGTCGGCATAGTTTATTTAGAGTGGGACGCCGCTTATAGATTATTGTAGCACTCCACTTTAATGGCAACCAAGCTCTATCTCGAATCGACTGCGTTCAGTCCAATTACCCCCACTCCCAACGCGGGCTGGACGGATCAAACCCAGTTTGCGCGCTTTGCTGCTGGCACTACTAAACTCTCCTCCACTATGACCACGCGGAACTGCACCTCCGCCGTCTCCACGCAACTCGACATCATCCTCGCCCAATTCATCTCGCATCCCCTTGACGCAGGCCAGACTATCACGGGCGGGCAGAACATCTCGATCGTCATACGCGAGGCCGAGACCGCAGCGGCAAATAACCTCTTCTTTACGTGGGCGGTCTATATCTTCAACGGCGCGACCTTGCAGAAAACACTGATTGCGAAACGTCAGGACGGGACTGAACAGACTTCCAGCTCGCTCACGACGAGAAGCGCAACCGTGGCGAGTGTGGCGGGGAATTACACGACGGTTGCAGGGGATCGCATCGTCGTCGAAGTAGGACTCAATGGAGATCCGGGTGGGACAAACACGCATGGTGGATCCATTAGTATCGGTTCCGATTCCGCTACCGACCTTGCGATCACGGATGGTGTCACGACGGCGAACAATCCGAATCTCATCCTCACCGATACGCTCACCTTCAACACGACAAGCGCGAGTCCGAGTGTCAGTCCTTCCCCTAGCCTTAGTCCGTCAGCGTCAGCTAGCCCATCGGCCAGTGTGAGTCCATCCTCCAGCGCGAGTGCGTCAGTCAGTCCTTCACCTTCAGTTTCCCCGTCAAGCTCGAACAGTCCGAGCCTATCTCCCTCAAGCAGCGCGTCACCATCGAGTTCCGTCTCTCCTTCGATCTCGCCCAGTCCGAGTGTCTCTCCGAGTAGTAGTGTCAGTCCCAGTGTCTCGCCGAGTCCGAGTGTGAGTCCGTCCAGCTCAACTTCACCCAGTCTCTCGCCGAGTAGCAGTCAGAGTCCTTCGGCGAGTGTTTCTCCAAGTATCTCGCCTTCATCGTCAGCCAGTCCAAGCTCAAGTGTCAGTCCGAGTGTCTCTCCAAGCTCAAGTACAAGCCCGTCATCCAGCATCTCCCCTTCAATCAGCCCTAGCGCATCTACGAGTCCGAGTAGTAGTGCCTCTCCCTCATTTGGCCCAGCTAACTTCCCTACCACGCCAATCCTCGACAACTTCAATCGCGCTGACGAAGACCCGGCGACGGGGTGGTCGCGAGTCTTCGCAGGCGAGCTGCGGGTATTCGCGGTTAGTAGTAACGCTGCGTTCATAGACGACAGTCTGGCAAATGGTGGCAATACTCTCAGCGGAGTATTTGACGTTGCTCCTGTCAGCGTCGATCAGGAAGCTTATATCACGCTGAGAAACGCCGATGTTGGGGTATTTGACGAAGTGCGCGTGTTATTGCGCATGAACGGGCCGATGACAGGGGATGTGAGCGGCTACGGAGTAGGGTACCGAAACACGGGCGATCTGATTGCCTACACATTTGCAGGTACGGGGACAAATACCGAAATTGGCTCGGTTCCAATCGTCCTCACCGATGGCGACAAGATCGGTGCGCGTATCACTGGCGATCAACTCGAACTCTGGACCAAGCAGGGCGCAGGCGCGTGGACCAAACAGACGACGATCACCGATTCCACCTACAGTGCCCCCGGACAGATTGGTTTACAGCTCCAGATCATTGCAGGTAACGCGCTCATTGAAGCAGACGACTTTGGCGGCGGGGTAGCGATCATCGGTTCGCCCTCGATCAGTCCGAGCGCTTCTGCTTCCCCTTCAGCATCAGAGAGCGCGAGCGTCAGCCCTTCAGTTTCACCTTCGATCTCTCCCAGTAGCAGTCCCAGTCCGAGCGCAAGTCTTTCTCCGAGCGCGTCTCTTTCCCCCAGTGCGAGCGCGAGCCCTTCCCCGCCACCTGTGACTGCGCAAGGGTTGAACTTCCGCGCTACGTCCACTTTTGTCACGGACGGGACGGATCAAACTTACGTTCTCGGCGACGCTTACCCTACTACACGTAATGGAGTGACTTTCGGCTACGAGTTTGACGTACCCACAATCCGGGATAACAGTTCAGGCGTCGATCCCCGACTTGCGGGTGAACATAGATTTTTCAACGAAGCAGAATCAGTCCCGACAGTGTTTCGAGTCGATCTCCCCTCCGCCGGAGACTACGACATTCGTCTCGCGCTCGGCAGTGCCACTGGGGCACGCGTCACGACGATCGACATTCAGGACGATCATACCTCTCGACTGAGTTTTGTCGATGCCTCCACCGCAAGCGGAAGTTTTGCCGATGCAACTGGCTCAACTCATACCGCTGCCAACTGGCCCGCGAACAACTCCCTCGTCACGCGCACGTTCTCCTCGGGAATCCTGCGCATCGTACTGGGGAATACGAATGACTCGGGATTCTCCGGGTTGGCCCACCTTGCGTTTGCACTTGTCCCTGAAGAGAGCAGTAGCGAGTCGGCATCAGCCAGTCCGTCCAGTAGTGCGAGTGTTTCGCCTTCAGCGTCAACTTCTCCGTCTGCAAGTGAGAGTCCGTCAACCTCCCCGAGTAGCAGTGGTTCTCCTTCGTCCTCTACAAGTCCGAGCGTCAGCCCGAGCGCATCGCAATCTCCGAGCGCGAGTGAATCTCCAAGCGTTTCTCCCAGCGCTAGCCAATCGCCAAGTTCGTCAGCGTCGGCGAGCACCAGCCCGAGCGGTTCCACCTCCCCGAGTTCATCGGAATCGCTCTCGATTTCTCCGAGTAGCAGCACAAGTCCTAGCTCGTCAGAATCACCTTCAGTTTCGCCCTCTGCCAGTACCAGTCCGTCGTCGAGTGAGTCGCCCAGTGTCAGTCCATCGGCCAGCCAATCCCCCTCGTCTTCCGCCAGCGCCTCGACCTCGCCCAGTGCATCGCAAAGCCCGTCCGCCAGTGAGAGTGCGAGTGTTTCGCCTTCGCCGAGCCAGTCCCCGTCCGGTTCGGTAAGCCCATCAGTTTCCCCGAGCCCGTCGCAGAGTCCGTCGTCCTCGACATCTCCCAGCGTTTCACCGAGCAGTTCGACATCTCCGAGTAGTAGCGAGTCGCCCTCGATCAGTCCGTCGTCCTCGCTCAGCCCGAGTTCAAGTGAATCTCCCAGCCAGTCCCCGTCGTCATCACAATCACCAAGTTCGAGTGCTTCAGCGAGTGTGAGCCCATCTCCCAGTCAAAGCCCGAGTGCGTCTACCTCGCCCTCTGTCTCACCCAGCCCCTCACTCTCCCCGTCCAGCAGTGAATCACGTTCGGTCTCTCCTTCTGCTTCGACCTCACCATCATCGTCAGAATCCGCATCACAATCCCCCAGCAGTTCCCCCAGCCCGTCATCCTCTGAGAGCCCGAGCGTGAGTCCGAGTGCGAGCACCTCACCTAGTAGCAGTGAGTCGTTGAGTGTTAGTCCCAGTAGTTCAGCCTCGCCTTCATCCAGCACGAGTCCATCTGTCAGCCCGAGTGCGAGTCAAAGTCCGTCTAGCTCAACGTCAGCATCTACCTCTCCTAGCTCAAGTGAGAGTGCCAGCCCGAGTCTGGGTTCGTCGTCAGAGTCTCCGTCGGTCAGCCCTAGCCTCTCACCAAGCGCATCGGTCTCACCCTCGATCAGCCCTTCACCGTCCCTCTCACCATCTGCAAGTGCGAGTAGTAGTCAATCGCCGAGCCCGAGTGTCAGCCCGAGTCATAGCGCCTCCGCTTCCCTCTCACCTAGTGCGTCCACTTCACCAAGCGCAAGTGAGAGCAGATCACCGAGTCCATCAGCGAGTGTTTCTCCAAGTTCAAGCGCATCTCGCAGCCAGTCGCCATCAAGTAGTGTCAGCCCCAGTTCAAGTGTCTCTCCATCACTCTCTCCCAGCCACTCGGAGAGCGCGAGTGCGTCAGCTTCCACTAGTCCGAGCAGCAGCGAGTCGAGATCTCCTTCGCCATCCAGTAGTGCATCCAGTTCAGCGAGTCCTTCGTCCAGTGAGTCTCCTTCAACTTCCCCGAGCGAGTCAGTCTCAGCCTCGCAATCCCCCAGCGCGTCGCAATCTCCGAGTATCTCTCCTAGTTCATCAATCTCCGTCAGCGAGTCGCCTAGCATCTCGCCTTCGTCATCCCCGTCAGCTTCGATCTCACTCAGCACCAGCCCATCACTCAGCCCCTCACACTCAGCTAGCCCGAGCGGGCCGTTGCCCCGAGTGGTTCATGCTCGTTTCACTTCACGTCAGTCGTCAGTTGTGTTCGTCCCACGCAAGTCGGGAGTTGTGTTTACGGCACGAGCAGCATCCGTGCAATTCGCAGTTGACAACTAATTCCCATTGTAGTACGTTATACTCCCATGAAGCGTGGAGTAAAGGATACTCATATTTACTTCCCTGTAAAAGTGCTGGCTGAACTGAAGAAATTAGCGGCAGTGAACAGGCGGAGTGTCTCAGCGGAGATTGTTGTCGCAGTTGAGGACTACATAAAGGAACGATATGCGAATGAGCTGGAGACGAACGGCACGCGGAAGAAGGAGCGGTCGAGATGAAGAGTCGATCTTTGTTCTTTATCGCAAGCGCGGTTAGCGGCCTCGGAACCGGACTTGGTATATCGATGGCGATTACTGGGCATATGACAGCGGCTGTAGTCGCCCTGTCCGTTGCCGTGTTCGCTGTTTGGCTTCGTACCAACCTGTTATTTGGTGCAGTTATTGAATACTTAGGACAGCGCGATGGCTAAACTCGCAATTTTAATTCCCTCCCGTAACGAAACCTACCTCTTTCCAACGATCCATGAGTGCTTCACGAAGGCCGAGGGTGAAGTCGAAGTGATCGCGGTTCTCGAAGGCTACTGGCCGGACAAGTGGAAAGAGATCACCGACCAGTTCCCCAACCTGCACACCATCCACCACGGCGAGCCGCGTGGACTGCGCGCAGCGATCAACTCAGCCGCAGGTTCCGCGATCTCTCGTGGCGCAAAGTACCTGCTCAAGCTCGACGCGCACTGCATGTTGGACGAAGCCTACGATACTAAGTTGCAAGCGGACATGGAATCGAATTGGATTGTCGTCCCGCGCCGCAAGCGTCTCAATGCCGAGAGTTGGACCGTGCAGGATGTCGGCAAGCCGGATGTTGATTACCATTACCTCTCCTTCCCTGACGATCCTAACGACTTCGGCGGCAAGGGACTAAATGGAAAGGTGTGGTACGAGCGGATTCGTGAGCGACTGGATAAGCCGCAGTACGACATCGATGATGAAATGTCGAGTCAGGGGTCGTCGTGGTTCATGGCTGCGAGCTACTTTCAGGAACTTGAACTCATGGACGAGGTGAGTTATGGGCCATTTTGGAATGAAGCGCAGGAACTTTTTCTGAAGTGTTGGCTCAGCGGCGGACGCGGAGTTATCAATAAGAAAACATGGTACGCCCACCTCCATAAAGGCAAGGAATACAAAGGCGAGGACGGCAAAGGCGGGCGTGGCTATCACCTCTCTGAAGCATGGCTCACGCAAGGCGCAACTTTCACAAAGAACTGGATCTGGAATGACGCATGGGCCAAGCAAACTCTCCCTTTCAAACGGTTGATTGAACACTTCTGGCCTGTGCCGGGATGGAAAGAGAACTGGGAGGAGGTGTTGTATGCGGAGCGGAAGCCAAGAACCGTGGTGGGTGTTACTGCTCGCGCTGGGAGTAGCCACGATTCTCTACCTGTTGTTAATGACGGTAGCAGTGCTACTGGGCCGGGATCACTGAAGATTCATTCTGCGTGGTACGGAATCGGCCCACCGCCGGATACGGTGGACGTTGGCGCGCGCTTGCAGTCATTGGTCAAGGACGGCTCTCTGGACATTGTGGTGAATAACGCCACTCTCTGCCCCGGTGAGAATCCATTCCGAGGGAAGAAAAAGACACTGGCCGTTCATTACTCCTACGACGATGGTCCTATTCAGGCGATTGAACGCGACGAGAAAGACTGGCTCATCATCGGGCAGGTGCAGGAGCCGCCGTCGCCGCCAATCGTCAACGTTGAAAGTCACGTATCAACCGTAGCCCGTGCCGAAGCGGGAATCTCAATTACGCCCGCCGCTAAAGGCGCACCGATGACAGCGGTTGCCCTCAACGACTACCTCATCCGCAAGTTCTCCATCTCTCCGCAGCGCCTGCGTGGACCAATGCCGATCGAACTGCGCGACTTTCATCGGAACGACTTGGCGCAACTGTTTGCTGAACTAGGATTCAAACGCGGCGCTGAGATTGGCGTGGCGGAAGGAAAGTTTAGCGAGGTGCTACTGAAGGCGAATCCTGAGTGCGAGCTGCTGTTGGTTGACCCGTGGGAGAGGTATTCAGGAAATCCACAGAATAAGACCGAGGAGAAGCACGGCTTTGCGCGTCAGGAAACTCTTCGCAAGACCGCCCCTTATCCCAACGTCAGAGTCTACGACGACACTTCAATGGCCGCGGTTGAGACAGTTGATTACAATTATCTTGATTATGTCTACGTGGACGCGAATCACCTTTTTGATTACTGCATCATGGATCTCATCGAGTGGTCCAAGCGCGTGCGCTCCGGCGGCATCGTCTCTGGTGATGATTTCTATCAGTTGGACCAGCGCAGGTGGATCGGCGGTGGCGTAGTCGAAGCCGTGCAGGCGTATACGAACGCGCACCGGATTCCGATTTGGTACTTGTTCAGTGGACACAAGAGTGTTGATTTTATGTGGGTCCGGCCATGATAATTTACGTGTTAATCGGCGATATCGCCGACGATGCCGAGGAGCCGTTTGATAAGGAAAAACTGGAAGGCTCGTTTTCATCGCTGGAGCAGGTTCAGCTTTACATTACTGAATGCGTCAGCCAGCAATCATCCTTCCAGTGGGAGCCGATAGTTAGCTTTGAGCATGTTCCCTATCTTGAGACCAATGGCTTCAGGGTTTACCTTACTACCTTAGACGAAGGTAGCTGGCGAAGTTTCGGTAAGATTGTTTTAGCCGGGACGGTGGACGATAAGGGTGACGTAAACGTGAACACGCCCGCTGAGGTAGCTCGGCTGTCAGGCATATTTGCCGAAGCGTTGGGTCTAACCGTTCAGGAATTTAGTGAAAGATACTAAACTATGACCTTCACCGAAACCCTCCATGCTATCTTCGATCTCAACAAACACGCTCGTCGTCGGCTCTGGTCATCTCGCATCCTCGTCGGACTGGAAGAAGGCCGACTTTGCATCAAGGGCTACTCGTCCAGTGGACCAGATGACGGCCTCTGGCACCCGTGGGTGATTACGGAGGAGGATTATTTTGCGAGTGATTGGGAGGTGGTGGAGTGAGAACTAAGGAAGAAATCGTGGCCTCGGTTGGCTGTCGAATACTCAATAGCAACGAAACTGATTTACTGATGTACGTACTGGAAGTCCTGCTCGACATTCGCGATCTACTCTCCACTCAACCAAAATCCATGAATCTTCGTCAGGTGATCGTTGACAGCTACCCTCACGGTAATAAGAAGGATGAGGCATGAGTGAACCGGAATCGGGAAAGTTCTATTGGGTGAAGATAATTAACGTAGGAGAATGGGAACCCGCTGAGTGCGTGGACACCGACTACGGTCAAGGATGGCTGCTAACGGGCGTAGAAGTGGAATACTACGCTAACGAGATCGGGGAGATAGGACCGGAAATCGTTCCACCTGCGGATTAGTGTTCGTGCTATCATCCTCTCCCGATGACACGCTACCACTTGTCGGTATTGATCCCCGCTCGCAACGAATACTACTACGATATCGATCTCCTCTACGAGACAGTTGTCAACGTTTTGGCTAACACGTCGAAGAAGACTGAATGCGTCGTCGTATTGGATGGGTATGACAACCAGTGGCCCAACCAGCCGCTCCCCGTAGACTCCCGTCTCACCGTCATCCAACATCGCAAGTCCATTGGTCAACGCGCGGCGACGAATGAGGCGGCACGAGTTGCGCAAGGGGAATATGTCGCGAAGTTAGACGCGCACTGCGCACTTGATGAGAACTTCGACGAGAAGCTCCTCGCGACGTTTGAGCCGCATTGGACAGTGGTGCCCGGTCAATTCAATCTGCAAGTCTTCGAGTGGCGTTGTAAACGCTGCGACTGGACAAAGGATCAATCACCGAAGCCTGCAAAGTGTGAACAGTGTGGTTCTCGCTATCTCAAACAGGTGAAGATCTGGCAACCGAGGGATGGGAAGGGCGGGCGTAGGACGGCGTATACGCACTCGTGGCGATTCGATACCAACCTCGACTTTCAGTATCACGGCGCATACGCCTCAGATGAAAAGTATTGCAAGAAGAATGGAATTCCCTTTCACCCTGAAACTCAACAGCCAATACATGACACTATGAGCTTACTGGGCGCATGTTGGGCGATGCGCAAAGATCGTTACGAATACCTTGAGGGCCTAGATGAATCACTAGGTTCGTGGGGCGATATGGGAACCGAGTTGTCGTGTAAGGTATGGCTGTCCGGGGGTGAGCTAAAGGTTAATCAAAATACTTGGTTCGCTCATTTTTTCAGGGTCGGAGGTATAGGGTTTCCATATCCAGACGGAGGGCGAAAAGAGCGGGCGAAAGCCAGAGGCAAAGAGATTTGGCTTAATAACAAATGGCCCAAACAGGTCTATCCCCTGTCGTGGTTAATTGAAAGGTTCCGACCTTTACCTGACTGGCACACGAACGACAATCCTGTACTAGGTCAGGTCAACGCTACTGGTAAGAAGTTTCGCTCTCTCGTACCAAGCCCGCTTGGTAATTTTCTGGCAGATAGTACACTGCCGCATCCACTTACCGCCGTGGCAGACGGGAGCAGGGAGAAGATGCCCGCGAATGCAGTGGGTTTTTCTCCTGTTGATAACAGAGGGAACGTTTCCGCGCTCAAAGTTGACGCTATCGGGAACCAAGTCGAGATGGATAGGATTGCAGCACCTTCTATTCCGACAGAGATGGTCCAGTGTGGGAATATCTCTGCTTCTGCCTCTTGGCAAGGGACCGATAAGCCAAGCGTAAATGACTCTATGGACCAACGACTCCCGAGTGCGGTAGGTGGTTCTGCCGTATCCGGCATCGTCCAGTCTACCGATCCAATTCCAGCAGGTGTCGGTGATCTCGATCTTGGAAAACAGGCGGATAATGTCTTGAGTGTTCAGGGTAACAATGAGATATTTTTGGGTAGCCATGATTCAGCTTCCTTGCACGATGCTGGATTGCGGTCAGGACCGGAGTCGCGCATACAACGTGATTCCGGCCCGACAATCATAACACAAAAGCTACCGCGTAAGCTTTGTCTTTACTACACCTGCAACTCCCACGACCTCACCCTCGAACTCGCCGCGCGCAACAACCTCCGTGCCTCCACCAACGGCCACGAACTGGGTTGCGTGTCACTCCAACGAACCGACTTCGGCGATTGGACACTGGTGCTAAACAGAGAGAAGTCAGGCGGAACGATGCACTATCAGATTCTTACGGGACTGGAGAGATCGACAGCGGATTATGTGTTCCTGTGTGAGTCCGATGTCCTGTATCACCCTAGCCATTTCCAGTTTGTACCACCTGACGATTCAGTAATCTACTACAACACCAACGTCTGGCGCGTGCGCTACTCAGATGGTCACGCAGTTCGCACGGCTAATCTCCAACAGGTGAGTGGAATCTGCGCGAATCGCCTCCTCCTCCTCGCTCACTACAAGCGTCGAGTCGAGCTAATAGAAGCCAACAACGGCATCTTCGACGTGAAGCGCATGGCCTATGAACCGGGGACGCGCGGGAAGTTCGGAGACGAGAAGATCGCCAACTGGCAATCGGAGTTTCCGAACCTCGACATCACCGGGCATGGCAACACGCTCACCGTGCCACACTTTTCTATCGACAGTTTCAGAAACAAGAAGTACGCTGAGGGCTGGGAAGAGACTGATGATGCTCTGCCGGGCTGGCCTAAGATCAGTGGTAGGGTACAGGAGTGGTTGGAGGAGTTGGCACATGGTTAACAGCAAAGTAATTAGCATTGATGAGTCGCACTACGATTGGGACTGCCATATTTGCGGTCATCGCAATGGTAGCAGGCAGGACTACTGCGGTTGCTGTGGTGCTCATGTCTACGAGAACTAATGGCTAACGAATGTCTCATCTCCGTGAACGAACGCACCGAGTTCCCGCTCGCAGTGGCGTTCTTCGATGAGAATAGTGAGCCAGTGGTCCCGACTTCAGCCACCTATCGCATCGACGACGAGGCGAGTAAGACAGCGATCGTCCCAGTAACCAACTTTCCCTCACTCTCGACATTAGTTGACCTGTGGATCACCTCGGACCAGAACTTCATCGTGAAGTCTCGTAGCAAGTCGGAGATTCGCACCGTCACCGTCCAATACATCTACGAATCCGAGAATGGTCCAACGCCAGCCACGGCGCAGTACAAGTACAAGGTGCTGAATCTGTATGGAGTGGTGGATGTGCCCAGTGCGAGCATGTCGCCGAGTTCAAGTGCGAGTCCGAGTGTATGAAGGAGATCTTTTATGAGTCCAATGAGTCCCGTGATACCAATGACTGCCGTTGAAGAAGTTGTTTACGCCAAAGACCAGCCAGAGTATCAACCGTTGCCATCTATTCGAGCGCCTGACGGTACGATCTTAACCCGCTGGAGTCTTGACGAAGACGAGAGGCGGCAAGTTGCTGAGCAAGGTTACGTGTATCTCATGGTGATGACATTTAACCAGCCCTTGCAGCCACTGCTTATGACGGTCGATCCTCCTGACGACTTCATGCCGACTTCGATTGACAGAGAGCAGATCACGGACATTGAGGGCCAGCATTGACGAAGCCTTTCTCAGCATGGGACTACGACGACGCCGCGAACCAAGTCGGCGCGCGGTTCCAATTGCCTGCTGAGGGAACACGAGAGTTCCGTCTCCCTTCAATCCTCGAAGACCTCGTCGGCGTAAACGATCATCGACCGGCTACCCGTCGAACCGAATGCGCCATCCGCGCCACTGAGTTCTATCGCGGCAACCACTGGCAATGGGGACACGGATTCATCGGCCAACTCCCACCAGCCTCCCTTCCCGGCGCGGAGTCGATGAAGAACGCAATTCGCAAAGGGTTTGTCAGCGAGAACGTCATCAAGGAAGTGGTGAAGACGCATGTGGGTGGCATCCTCGGACGCGAGCCCTCGTGGTCATTCCTCGTCACTGAGCAGGACGATCCCGAAGGCGCGCAGAAGGAGTTCTCCAAAGAAACAGGCAATACTCTCACGCGCTGGTGGAATGATCGACTAGCGTTGAAGGACCTGCAGAAAGCGGCGCGGATACTGGTGTGTGAAGGGGTGGTGGTGAGACGGCTAGTGTTCCCGAGAGGTCGTCTCAGTAACGGTCGCAATCCACGCGCTTCCTCGCTCCTTGACGCGCTCGACTTCATCTTCTTCGAGACGGTGTACGCTGATCGTGGCATGGTTTACACCGATCCTGAGACGATGATGGATCTAGGGATTTTCCTGTTCGATGAACTGGACGCGAATGGGGACGTAGTAACGAACTGCGCGGAGTTGAGCTTCCTGAACGACGCAGGTGAGACGGTGTGCAAAGTGGTGCGCGACAAGGGTGCGCCAACCGAGTATGGTCCCTACCCCCTCGGCGGTCGTCTCCTCGTCTATGAAATGACGCGCGACGCTCTCATCACCGAGCAGATCCAATCCAATCAGCGCGCCGTTAACCTCGCCCATACGCAGATGATTCGCAACGTGAATCTCGCTGGACATCGCCAGCAGACGATCACTAACGCAGTCCCGCCCGGTGCGACGAATGAGAAGCCAACGATTACCGAGGACACGACGAGGGTTAGCTCCACTCCGACTGCGACTTCCCCAACGACAAAGAAATTCCCCGGTACGTTCAAAACAGGCGCAGGCGCAGTCAATTTCCTCATGGGAATGCCGATTTACAATGAGGATGGGATTGTCGTCGGCTACACCGATCCCGGCATCAACATCAGCGATCCAGTGTCAGTTGAAACATTTGAACGCACGATCGATAAAGAGAAAGCCGCGATCTACGCACAGGCGCACCAGCGTCATGTCCTGATCGTGGACAAGGCAGATACGAGTGGACGAGCGCGAGAAGTGGCGAGACGTGAGTACGAGCGCTCACTCAAGGAGTCGAAGACTGAGTTAGATGCATGTGGACGCTGGCAATTGGAGACGACTCTGCGCCTCGCCGCATTCATCATCAACCAATCTTCGCGCTACTTGCCACTGAGGGCAGATTTCAACACGCTCATCGATGCAGGTGCGCCTGATCCCGAGATGATCAAAACCTCTCTGCTCATGCGCCAACCCGGAGGGATGAAAAATCGACCGTTGGTGAGCGATGAGACGGCGCGAGGGCTAAGCGGAGTGGAAGACAACGCGGCAGAAGAGGCACGTATCGACAAGGAATCAAAACTTCCTCCGGCTGAGCTACCCGAAGGACTTAAGCCCATCGAAGGCCAACAAACTCCAAAACCCGTAAGTAACGCAGTTAACTGATCTTATGTACCCTTCAGAAGCTAATAACGGAGACTCAACCACCGTGCGCGTGTTAAAAAGGGTTGCGCCGTCCGAAAATAGTGCTACACTGCCCCCGACGAGCGACCGGGAGTTTTGGATCGAGCAGCGTCATGCATTGTTAATGCAACTCGCTTCAATCGAACGTCGCTTAGGTCTTTTCACCCAAAGATGTCGAGTATGCAAGAGTCGGATTGAATCCGATTCCCGGTAGAGACTCTTTCCTTTCGAGTTAAAGCCTGTTGGTGAGATTGCTAAGGCAGTCTTATTGACAGGCTTTTTCATTTCAACTGCTGAGTCAGAAAGACGATGCTGAAAATCTACGACAAACAAGAGGACGTACCAGAAGGTCTACGTTCCGAATACAAGCAATCGGGGACGAAGTGGGTGCCGGATTTGTCAGAAGACCATCCGGTTCTCGTGCTTAGCAAAACTCTCAAGCAAGAGAAGGAAGTCGAGGAAGCGAAAGTGAAGAAACTCCGCAGCGACCTTGACGACGCGCTCGAAGCGGCCAAGACGAGCGGCGTCCCGCGTGGTCAGGCGCTGGTAGCAAAAGCTGACGCAGAAGCGTTGACTGGCTATAAAGCACTGGGGACAGTGGACGAAGTTACTGCCAAATTGACCGAACATGGCACGCTGAAGTCGGACTTGGACAAGCGCAAACGTGATGACTCACTGCGCCAAGTCTCGAAAGCTCTCGGCTTCAATGAGGAGGCATTCATTCGACTCCCGAACCAGCCCGAGTTCACCTCGAAGCCCGGCAAGGACGGGAAGCCCGAGTGGTTTGCGCAAATCAAGGACGACAAAGGCGTGATCACGGAGAAACCTGCGAAGGAGTTCGTTGAGTCGTCCGCCGATATCGCCCCGTTTCTGCCGTCATTACAGGCTACGCAGAAACAAGTCGAGTTGCCCGGTGGACAGCTCTCAACCGAGCAGCAATCCGGCGACCCCTTCGAGTGGGCGCGCAATTTTGGAAAGAACTGGAATGAAAGCAGGCCCAGCACCGATGTCAAGGCCGCTTTTGGACTTAGCAACACGGCATCATAGGAGATTGAATCCATGCCTCTATCGATTAAGAAAACAGTGGGCGACACCACATATGGTCCGGTGTTTATCGGCGACATCCTCGGGATGCAACAAGTGCTCGTGGATATTTCCACGCTCACTATTGACGAGGTAGATGCGGACGGGTGGCTCAAGCCGGGCGTAGCGTTCCAAAAAGATGGCACGTTAGTTAGCGCTGGCTCAGGCCAATTTGTTTACGCCGTGAACCCTGAACCGCAGAATCTGCGCATGGCAGTGCTGCCGCCGACGAATATCACCCTTGCCGCCGATACGCGTCTTTATCCTCTCGGCATGGGCACGATCGGAGAAGTCAATCGTGACATCGCCGAGGACAACATGGGCCGTGCTTATAATTCCAATGAACTCGCCGCGTTTAACGCCGCTGGTTCTATGATTCACTTAACCAACACATAAGGAGTGCTTGAGCGATGAGATCACTTATCCCCGTAGTTGAGGAGCTATCGCCTCCCTCTCTTACTGTGGTGGCGCAAACTATCTCCCCGAATGATTCTGGCCGACTCCGCTGGTCTACTTTCTTTCCACGGCAGGATGTGGATTCGGTTGATCTTCGTGAAGTGACCACGATTGATTTCCGGCCTACTTCAGATCGCCGAGAGTGGAACTCTCGGGGCAGGCTGATTCCCGACAAGACTCCGCCTACACGCGAACTCTCGATCATTCCCGTTGAAGGCTATTACAAATGGAATGAATACGAGATGCAAAAGCTGGCTGAACGTGCGGCGGCTAACTCGGAAGTGATCGATCAAATCATTGGTCGCTCGATTCCGGGCAAAGTGGCCCAGATCGTGGAGGCCAACTATCGCCGAATCGAAGTGGACGCCTTTACTGCATGGGCTACTGGTACGAACGTAGCAATGAATCCGCAGACAGGCACAACTACGGTGTTCAGCTTCGGCTTCCCGAGCGATCGACTCACCACCGCAGGCACCGCATGGGACGATCCGGGTCAGAACGCCTACGACTTGTTGATCTCCTTCATCGAAGACGCAATCGACAAGATTGGCCCGGTGGTGGGAGTAGTGCTGAGAACTGCACTTCACCGCGCTATTCATGCAGATGCGCCGAATGGTCCACTCGGCACAGTTATCCCGCGTGGACGTATTGCCGAGCAGGTGAGCAGCGATCTCGGCATCCCGTTCAACTTCTTCCTCTTCGATGACACGCTCGAAGTATTCACCGACGGTGGTGTTACCACTACCGCCGCAAACGTATGGCCTGCGGGTTACATTGCAGCGGTTCCGTCAGGTGGGGTAGTTGGACGTACTGCATTTGCTCCGGTGAAGCGCGCGATGGAAATGGTGCGCTCGTTACCTAAGGCGGGAATCGACCAGAATGGACAAACTGTCTACTACGACGAGTCTGTGATGGGCCGGGACTTGACCGTAGAAGTTCAAGTTAACCCCCTGACCATCCCCAATGAGCAGAAACTGCGCGTCGAAAACACACTCGTCACATAGGAGTAATCAATGGCTAAGGACAATCGCGAAATAGTACACGGCATCCGCGTAATGATGGCTCCGAGCGAGGGACGTAGAACCGCACAGTCAAGAACGATTACGAGCGGCATGGAAGACGAACTTGCTGCCGCGTTCACGCAAAAGGAACTGGATGCGATGAAAGAGCGTGGCGACATCACGGGGAACTGGAAATCGTCTAAAGGTAAATTCACGCCGAAGGAAACATAGCTACGCTCGGCTAACGCCGGAGATCCCAGTGGTCAGGAGAGCTTATGTGGTTTCAGAAAATTAACAATCGCCTCATGCGCACCTACTCGAACAACGGGCGCACCTACGGGGCGGTAGCCTACGGCGTTGACAGCGCGGGCAAGTTCATCGTTATTGGCACAACAACTGATCTTGTACTCGACTCGAACATCCAGAACGGAAAGTTGTCAGCCTATGGTAAGGGCTCGATTGCACTGAATCCCGCAGGTGGGTTCTTCACCGTGGACGCAGATGGGTTGTGGCAGTCAGCGACGTTGACTACTGCGAGTCAAAGTGCTTCGCCGAGTAGTTCAGTATCGCCCAGCGCGTCAGGCAGTCCAAGTTCATCGGCGTCTCGCTCAGCGTCTCCCAGTGCCAGCGTTTCCCCGAGTGCTTCAGTTAGCCCGAGTCACTCAGCTAGTCCGTCAACCTAATGAGAGATGCCGTTACCAACGCCGACAGATGAGGATGTTGATTTTGTCCGGGAAGCGGCAGGTGAGGGAAGTTTCGAGTTCGTCGCAACGCTCATTGACAATTTGAACGACGCGCAATGGAGTCGAGCGCTGGATCTCGTCTCAGCGTGGAATGAATACGCTCCGGGCAGTGTGATGGAGCTGGTGAACGGCGGTAGGGAAGGCGTAAACGAGAAGGATCAGGATGCGCTGATGGATATTCGCAGGCGGTTGCGATTGCTACTTGGATTGCCTGAGTTTCGCGAAGGTGATGGTGGATTCTTTCGCTCGACTTCAGTTCCTGTTCTCTGGGTATGGTGATGAATGGATCGTCCAACACGCATAGCGAGAGGGATAGCGAGAGCGCACGATCGACTGCGCAAGTTGTTCGTACAGGAGCAGTGCATCAAGTTACTGGCCGGAGATCAGAACAGTTGGGGGACGCCAATCGCCACTTACGAATCCCACTGGTATCTCGACAAGCGCGAGTATTCAGACGTGATTGCGAAGAAGCGTTACAAGCGACTCGTGATCGAAGACTTGGAAGGGTGTAGGTTGAGTAAACTGAAAGCCATGACCGCCATACAGATCGGAGACGATATCTACACCTTCCACGGTAAGGATTCATTCGTCGGCGCAGTGCCCAGCTATGAGTTTAAGTTGCTGCACGCGGGGGTGAGAATCTAGTGGCGGACGAACTTGTCACGGTCGAACTCGGATCGATCTTTCACAACTTCCAGTCGCGGGTTGAGTCACTACGAGACGAGGTTGTCACGCAAGGTGCAAAGATTCTCCGCCAAGAGGAAGAGTCGAGTATTCGCCTGCGTTGGTATGATAAGGGAGTCACGCTCAGATCTTTGCAGGAAGAATTCATTACCGAGGGACAGACGCGCATCTATCGCCTCTTCCCGACAGCGGTGAGTAAACGAGGTGCTCCTTATCCGCTGTTTGGTGAGTATGGCACCGGACAGGCCGGAGCACGCACGGGTGGACCAGCCCCAGCGGGTTACATCTACGGCGACTCAAAGGGAATGCGAGCGAGAAGATTTAGTCGCATTGCGGTGGCTCAAGCAAAGCCAAAGGTAGTGGCGAGGGCTAGTGAGCTAATCCGAAACTTTACAACGAACTAATGTGCCAGCACCGACCGCAAACCAGATCAAGACGCAGCTCAAGACGTTGCTGGGCCCGGTTATCGGCACGGCACTGACGAAGAAAGTTAAGATCTTTGACTACTTAGCACTGGCGTTCAAATCGGAAGAGGGAACGGAGGTAGCGATACTGAGATCGCCTCTGGACATCGCAACTCTCTCCGGTGGTGGGACGGTTCAGCGCGTGAATTGCCTGATGATTAGTGAAGCGTCACTCGGTCAGGCGAAGGTTCCGGTGAAGGAAGACTCGACGCGACTGATTACGACTCCACGCGGGAAGAACATCGTTAGTCGCCACTTTCGGCTGACCTACTTCTACCAGTTCGGCGATTCCAGTGAGAACACGTTCTCGACGAACATTGAACTCATTCGCACGACGTTGAACGCTAATCAGAAACTCGGATTCGCAGTTCCCGGCGCAGGCGAGTGGGTAGAAGGACATGACGAACTGCAAATGCCAGCAATGGACCCGGACAACTTCGGCACGACGGTGGTGCATGTGGGATTTGGGTTACTAACAGTGAGATTAATTGAGGCGCTTGGATGAAGGTATCAGAAGCATTACGAATCGGCGACAAGCTCCGGCCCTCAGTTGGCACGCTCGGCGAAAGGTTTTGCTACGTCGAAGGACGCGGGCTCTGCTCAGACGCATGGGGCGCAATCATCGAGGCGATCATGCCTAAGGTGACGGAGTTCAACTGGAGCAAGCTTGACCCGTACAAGTTTGAGCGTTCAATGGATGCGTTTCGCGCGATCCAGCTTCAGTACTTCGCTTCGTACTTTCAGATGCCTGTGCGCTGTCCCGGTGCGCGACAACTGGTGACGAAGGTTGGGGGCAGGCTAGTTAGGAGATTCGGACAGGAGCCTGAATTGAAGACCTACGATAACTACGCTAAGGTCTCAAATGAAGGCGGCATCACAACTGAGTGCGAGAAGGTTGAGCATCTTGCCGGAATGATCGATCACTTGTTCTACAAGCATCGCTGGGAACGCAAGAACATCGCCACTGTGGTTGAGTGGTACGAGAACACGCGGTCACAGGCCGCAATTAATCGAAACTTTACTCATTACGCGGCTAACTACCGCTAACTTATTGACTGGAGGAAGTTATGGGACTGTGGTCAGGACAAGGTCCGGTATTCTGGGCCAATCGAGACGCAAACGGAGACCCCGTGGCTCCCTTCACGTGGTTCGGCAATGCGCCGACTTTTGAGTTCGGTATGGCGGTCACGGATCTTACGCACAAAGAGAGCTATTCGGGGCTGCGGGCGATTGATGCGCGCATTGACACCGAGCTGAACGCCACGACAAATATCACGGTAGATGACTTCCGGGAGACGAATCTGGAACTCGCAACCAGAGGTGAAGCGAGTGCGTTGGCAGGTTCAACTGTCACAGCGGAACAAGTGCTCGCAGGTGCGCCGTCACTGAACACGCTCTATGCGGTCGCAGGTGCAACTGGGCGCGTCTCCGGCTTCTCGCTCACCGACAACGGCACGCCGATCTCAGCTACTAAGTACTCATGGGATGCATCAGGCGTGTTCCAGTTCAGTGACGTGGCAGGGATGACCGGGCCGATTGCGGCAACTTACACAAATGCTGCCAGTCGTCAGATCGGCGTGTTCAAACGCGCGGCTCCTGAGATCTGGATTCGCATGATTGGTAAGAACACGGCAGTCAACTCTGGGACCGACTTTGAGCGCGTGATTGTCGAGGCATTCAAGGTGCGACTCAGCCCAGCGGAGACGATCTCGCTGATTGGTGACGAATTCAACACGCTCGCATTCACTGGATCAGCACTAGCCGACACTACTCGTGCGCAATCCGATCCCGAGGGCCAATTCGCGCGCTTCATCTACCTCGATCCGGGCGCAGCGGTGCCATCGGCTTCCGGTTCACCGTCGCCGTCGCCGAGTGCGTCAACTAGCCCGAGTCATTCGGCGTCGCCTTCGACGTAGGCGCAACTAACAACAGGGAGGCGGGCTTAATCACTCGCCTCTCGTTCCTTCAGGGAGATCCCCGTGAGCAAGTCCGAACTAAACGACATCGAGAACGCGCCAGTCAAAGTGAGAGCGTTTGGCCGCGAACATGAAGTGCGTCGCTTTCCCCTTGGCAAGATGCAGCGGGCGCTCGAATACATCGCTCCACTCGGCTATCTCATGCGTTCCGCTGAGAAGGGAGATGTCGTCGAGACATTGGTCCAAGCCCTCGCCATCGGCGGCACTCCTGCAATCGGGCTCCTCTCCGTGCAAACCGACGAACCTCCCGAGTGGCTGGAAGACAAAGATCCTATCGAAGGACTCGAACTCCTTGCTGCGATCGTAGAGGTGAATGCCCGCTATTTTTTCGATTCAGCGAACGCGACGAGGCTGAAAGCGGCAGGCGCAAGAATTCAGCACGCCATCGAGACATTTGGTGGAGCTACGTCAACGAACTCGTCGAACACAAACACTCCTATCGAGACGTAGTCTACGAGTACACGATCGATCACGTGGAGCGGTTCCTGTTCGAGATTCGCGTGCAGGAACTGAGAGATCGCATCGTGGAGATTCAAAACTACCGTATCGCCCAGATTGCCGACGGGCGCAAATTCCAGTCCCAGATCAATAAGTTCGTCTTCGCGCTGAATCAACTCCTGCGTCGCGGCGCGCGTAATCTCCTCACCCCGCAGGAGCAGGCGTTGTTCGATAAGCAGCAGCATGTCGGGTTTGGCGAATTGAGCGAAGGGGAGCGGGTGAAGTTGAGGGGTGAGATTGATTCGATGTGGGGTCAGATCCCGGCGCACTTGCAGGAGAAGGCGCGGAAGCTGGCGGGCGTGAACTGAGATGGCTGACACGACTCGTTTAATCATTGAACTCCAGACAATCCTGCGCGGGTTGAATGAAACCCTGCGTGGATTGGACCAGATCAAGAAGAAGCTGGAGTCGGTGGCGTCAGTCAAGCTGGGTCAGCAGTCCAGCGTGGGGTTAGATCGTGCTGCCGCTGCAACTCAACGTCTCGCGAACCAGCAACAGAAGCTTGCCATCCAGTCTCAGGAACTCACCAATCGTCAGGAACGTGCGCGCCAATCCACTGAGCGACTTGCCCTCTCGCACGACAGGCTCACGGCTGCGCAGCAACGGGCCGCACGCGCCAATCTTGGCCCGCAGATGGACGCGCATGTTCAGGAGTTCAAGAAAGCTGAAGCCGCAACGAAGGCGCTCAATGAAAGGCTGGCAACGACGGGTAATGCACTACGCAGCGTTGGTCAGGGACTTGCATCGATCGGCGCAACACTCACCGTCGCAGTGACGGCCCCGCTTACTGCGCTGGGCGTGACCTCAGTAAGTGCCGCAGTCGAACTGGACTCGCTCAAGCGCGGACTTACTGCAATCGTCGGCTCAGCGGACGAAGCCGGACGACAACTGCAACGACTCACGGTGATTGCGAAACTCCCCGGCATCGGGTTCGAGGAAGCGATTCAAGGCTCGATACGCTTACAGGCTGTTGGATTCAGCGCAAAGGAGGCAGAACGGGATCTCCGCGAGTTCAGTAACGCGGTCGCACTCACAGGTGGAGGTCGAGACGAACTGGCGCGCGTTACGATCCAACTCGGCCAACTTGCTGCAAAGGGCAAGGTGCTGAGTCAGGATCTGCGTCCGATTATTGAAGCTGCTCCAGCGGTGGGACGGGCGTTGTTACAGGCGTTTGGCACAGTGAATGCGGCTGATATACAAGAATTGGGCCTGTCGTCTAAGGAATTTCTCAACACGCTGGTCGATGAACTGGAGCGGCTCCCGCGCGCAGCCGCTGGGGCGAAGAACTCGTTTGAGAATTTCAGGGATGAGATCTTCCGTGCGGCTGCTGTTGTCGGAGAGGCACTGCTACCTGCGTTGATCCAGCTTACTGAAATTGTCGGCCCAGTAGTGACAAAGCTGGCGGACGTGTTCGCGAAACTACCGCGTCCAGTACAGCTAGTGGGAGTTGGATTACTTGCTCTCCTCGCCGCTGCTGGACCAGTGCTATTTGTCGTCGGTCAACTCACCCTCGGCATCGGACGACTGCTAGTAGGATTTGTCGAACTCAACGCCGCAGGCATTCTTCCGACGATTGTGAGCTTGCGTGGACTCACAGCGGCTTCACTAAGCGCCGCCGCCGCGCAACGCACGCTCGGCATCTCGTCCATCGCCCTCGGCGGGATTGTCGGCGGGATCGCGGCTGTTCTCGGCACGGTTATCGCAGCTTACGTTACCTATAACGCCTTCCAGAAAGATGCGGTCACGCTCAGCAAGGAGCGGGCGGACGCACTCACGGCGGAGATCGATCAACTCAAAGATCAGACTAAGTTCCTCGACGGGCTCAAGGTAGGCGTGAAGCGCACCGGGGATGAGCAGGAGCGGTTACTCGAAATCTACAACAAGCTCAACTCAACTGCGCAGTTGCGAGTGGCGGGGGTTACAGATGAGGAGAAGCGACTGGGAGCACTGCGCGAGGAATTGCAGAAGCTTATCAACTTGCGTAATGAGGAGCGCACGCAACAGGCGGGCAATATCGCCGGACAACTTGCTAATACTCTGCAATCCATCGCGGCGAACGAGAAGGAGATCGACTCGATCACGGAGCGGATTCAGGCGAACAATCGTCTCGCTGAGAGCTTACGTGCGTCGGGGAAGATTTCAGATGAGAACTCCAAGCAATTAGCTCGTCAAGGGATCGTCGCAGGCGGGGATGTCCAGCAGGCACTCGGCGGCTTGCAGACTGAGTCGGAAAATCTGCTTGAGACGCAGAAAGCCCTCCGTGAGAACACGATCCAACTCAACGGCACAGCGAAGGAACAAGCTGAGACTCTTCGTGTACTGGAACGTCAGACCGGACTGAGTTCACGCGAACTCCTCACCGCCGCGAAGAACATGGGCGTGTTCAAGGGGGATATTGAGCAGACGCTCGTCCAACTGGATCGCTACGTGCAGCTTACCGACGAGGCCACGAAGGCTACTGATGCGTTTAGTCGGGCGTTGTCGCAGCAGGTGTCGGATGCGCTCAAGGCGGGAGATCAAGCTGACGCACTGGCAAAAGCACGCAAGGGATTGATTGAGGCAAATGTGGCGACTGCGCGTGAGGCTTCGGACTCGTTCGAGGGAGCGCTGAAGTTCTTCCGCGCTTTCATCGCGGCCCAGCCCGAGTTACAACGCGCCCTACAACGTGAGGCGCAGATCCAAGGGAAGACATTTGACGAAGTTGTTCAGAAGTCGTTACAGGACGTGTTCAAAGGTCGCGACAAGTCCGGCACTTCGCTCCGCAACGCCCAACAAGAACTCGCTAAAGCCCTCGCTGAAGTCGCCCTCGCGTCAGGTGAGGAGCAGGTGCGAATTGAGAAGGAGACGAATGAGCGGAGGTTGCGGGCAATCGAGGTGGCCCAGCGGATTCAACTTCTCTCCTATCGCGAGTTCCTTGAGTCGAAAGCTGAATTGACTACGGCGAGTGTTGATAAAGAGATCGGTCAGCAAGTCAGAGTTGCCAGAGCGGCAAGAGACTTACAGATTCGCCTGCTTGCTGCGGCTGAGGTGGGGGGAATTCCTGCTGCTGAGCGAGTGAGACGACAGGCTCAAGCAGCGAAGGCGAACGAGGAAGCGATTAAGGCTGAAGGGAAGTTGAATCAGCTCACTGCGCAACGTGAACAGTTGCAGGTTGATCTACGGCAGGAACTTGCACTCTCTCAACACGAACAAGTCAACGACATTCGTCAACTCGACATTGAACTCGCGCAGTTGCAGGGCCATGTTGAGGATGCATTCAACGCGGAGACAGTGGACAGGTTCAGGGAGAAGTTGGTCGATCTCAGCAAGGCGCAGGTGTTTCTGGCTCGGTTGCTGGCTGATGCGAAGAAGCAGGGAGATGCCGATCTAGTTGATCGACTCACTCGCGAGCAACGACTCAACAAGGAGCAGATCGACGCAATCAACCTAATCATCCAGCAGAAGGATGCGCTAGGTGCGCTGGCTGCGGCTGAGGAACTCGTTCGTCAAGCGAAGGAGAAGCAGCAGAGTCTAGAAGAAGATCTCACCTTCCAAGTTCAGTTCCGAGGACTGAAAGAAGAAGACGCAATCAAGCAACGACTTACTGGTGAGGAAAGGCTGAATAACTCCCTCACACTTGCACATGAAACGATTCGACAGATTGTGGAAGCGTTGCAAGCACGGGGAATTGAGCCGCCACGCGCATTGTTGGACTTCCTGAAAGAGATTCAAGGTGCGGTGCGCGGACTTGGTGAACTCTCCTTCAGTGAACAGTTCCGACTCGCGCAGAAGGAGTTCGATCGACTCAACGATGAGCGACTGCAGAAGATCTCCGACATCGAGCGTGCAGTGCGGGAGCGCGATATTGCCGAAGCTGAGGGACTGCTGCTGATTCGTCGCATCAACGGTCAGTACTCGGCAGACCTCGAACAGCAACTGGTCTTGCTCAAACAAATCGCTGCGCAGTCGAATGACGTGAGCCTGCAACGTCAGGCGCAACAGGCAGGGGAGACGGTTAAAGATGCAAACGAGCAACTGGCGAGTTTTGATCGACAACTCAGATCGGCTTCGATTGACGCATTACAGGAAAGTCTCACAAACTTCTTCTCCTCTCTCTCCGACAACACTAAGACTGCGAAGGAGAAGTTACTCGATCTCGTCAACTCAGTGGCGACTCGCATCGAGCAGGTGATCGCAGAGAACTTGTCGAAGCGATTGATTGAGTCGATCTTTGGCGATGGCAGCGACTCCGGTGGAGGCGTGATCGTCAGCTTGAAACGACTCTTTGGCGGTGGCGGGAAGGGTTCGACGGGCGGGATTGGTGGTATCGCTGCGAGTGGGATAAACCAGACCACGCAAGCTACTGCCGCTGCTACGACACTCACAACAGGTGCAACTGCTGCATCAGCAGCGCTCACGACAGGCGGTGTTAGTGCGGGCACGGCGCTCGTCACAGGCGCCACCGCAGCCGCAGCCTCTATCGTCGCAGCCGGAGCAGCGTTCGCGGCGACTGTAGCAGCTTCCAGTGTGGCGCAGGGATTCACTCAGGGGATCGGCGGGCTCGGTTCGGCAATCGGCGCAGCCACAGGGATGTTCCCGGCGGTAGAAGGCGGATTGGTCCATATTGTTGAAGGCGGGTTCCCGGAGGCGGTGCTTACCACTGATCCGCGTCACGCTGCGAGACAGTTGCAGATTCTCAAAGCATTTCTGCACGAAACGCAGGGACTCGGTGGACGGATTCGCGGACTCGCAATGGGAGGGTTCACTGACAGGATCGATATCTCCGCGCCGAGCGTGCAGGTGTCGAATGCGGGGATTGGTGAGTTAGCGGTTGCAGGTGCGCCCTCGACGATGAGATTGAGGCAAGTCCTTGTGGACCAGCGTGACTGGAGAAATGAAATCAACTCCCCGGAAGGAGAACAAGTGTTAGTAGATTTCCTATATAAGAAGCAGCACGTGATTCGCAAGATCAGCGGAGGTGGGAAGTGAGCGGGTGGATGGGATTCTCGGGCGCGGACGACGTGATCAACTTCCTCTATCGAGGAACTCCGATCTCCATCCCCGGCTCCCTGTGGATGCGGCTGCTGATTGCGCCGTCGTCTCGCGCAGGCGGAGGAACTGAGACGGACTTCTCCGGCTACGCGCGCAAACAGTTTCCACGCGATGGCACGCTGTTTACTTCAGCTTCGTCGAACGCGGGCAAGCTCGTCATTGGCGTCACTCTCGACTTCGGCAATCCGGGTTCAGCGGGGAGCGGGCAACTGGTGTGGTTTGACTTCGTTGATACGTCGTCAGGGGCGTTTACGAAACTTTATCACGGTGGACCAATCTCGCCTGCGCGCACAGTGGAAGTTGGTAGGCCGTTGAGATTCCCGGCTGGATCTCTAGTCCTGACAATTTGAAGATGCTCAACACTTTCCTCTATAAGTTCAACGCAGGATCGGCAACTTACAGGTACGCAAAGGTGGCCCACGCGCAGGAGTTTGCGAGCGAGGTGTACGACCCGACGCAGATTACCCACACCGCACCCACTTACTCAGACGACGCACAGGATGCCGAGATCGACGTAACGATTATCGAGACGAGTGAGTTGACCGAGACGCTTCTAACCCCTCCACCTTTCCCGATCATCCTCACGATCTACGAGGTGCTGGGCGAGACGACCACTCCCTACTACCTCGGCTGGGTGGTGAGATGTCAGTTCAAGTTGACTGAGTCCATCTTCGTCTTGCACTTGAAGACGCTTTGGCACTTCTACGAGCGTGAGAGCTTGACCGACTCACTCTCATCCTTATCTCGCTTCTCAATCTACGACGAGCGCAGCGGCGCGGACATTTCAGCCCTTGCCGATGTCGTCACTGTCGCCGGATTTAACGATCTCCGCGACGTGCTCACCGTGACAGGTGCACCGCAGATCCCGCCCTATTACAAGGGAGGGTTTGTCGAAGCGCCGAATCTCGACAAGCGCACGATCTTGGAGGATGAAATTGTCGGCTCAGATCGCAAGCTCACGCTCAACGGGGGCTTCCCGAGATTCACTCTGGACACAGGATTCCCAGCATCGATCTACCCCGGCGACGATCTCACCTACGATACATGGGCTAACAAGTTCTCGTCCCTCACTAACAACGGCGCGAACTGGGGCGGCTGGCAGTACACGCCGAGTGTTGACCCAGCAGTGAGAGGAGTCAGCTAGATGTCGTATCAAATCTACGTGGTTCCGTATTATGACAGCCTTGCTAAAGCGTGGATGTTCGACATCCTAGACGACGAAGAGGAGCTACTGGAGCAGTTTGCTTTCGCTACACAGGAGGAGGCGTTGCGGGCACACCGTGAACGGTTCATTAATGACGTTGTCGAAGGACGTGGCAGGGGAAGGGTAGACCAGTAGATGTTCCTCCAAGCCCTCCTCCTCGTCGGTGAAATGTGGCTCGGCGAACTCACCCGTCAACGCCCCAAACGTACCAAATTCGAGGACTTCATCAAGGACAACGCGCCGAGTGAGATTCGTCCAATTCCCTACGCAGGTGGAACGATCGAAGTAACTCCGCCGCGCATGTGGTTCGGCGACTTCCTGCAACGTGCAGTTGAGAGAGACTCACACTGGACTGATTATCTCTGGGCGGGGTTGAGTGCGGCACTGCTCGATACAATCACAGTTGCGTACCGCTCTTACATTGGCGAGATGTTCCCGTTGTGCTTCGGCCCGGACGCACACGTGGAACGTATCACGATCGATGATCGCCTCATGTTCCAAGCGGTGATCGGCACGGATAACGCAGGCGGCGGATTCCTCATCGACGACCCGCAAGCATGGGGCGGGGATCAACCTCCGGGTGAAGGTGGCGAGTATGCATGGTGCGATGTGACACGCGGGAATTACACTGAGCCCACGAATGCGTATCTGGAGTCGCTGCTCACTACGCCACCGAATCGCACTCCAGCCCTGCACGGCATCTCATGTCTCGTGAAGCGTGGGCCGAGTGGGTTCAGAGAGTCCGGCTACTTCGCCGCTGGTGGAGTGGGCGTGACGCCGAAGCTGAAGTTGTGGAAAGTGGTGATTCGTCGTCAGCCGGACAACCTCTCAACTGGATTCAATCGCGTCGGTCGCCACATGAATCCGATGGAGGTGATCTACGAGTGGAGTACGTCACTGGAGTACGGGGCGAAGATTCCTTTGGAATATCTCAATCTCGACAACTGGCGCGCGGTAGCGCAGGCGTTGCATGAGGAAGGAACGGGCTGGAGTGGACGGATTGAAAACCAGACCTCGCCTATTGCTGTCGTCAAGGATGTCCTCGCGCAGATCGACGCAGTGGATGAGCCGAGTCCGTCGCTGGGACTCACCATTCGACTCATTCGTCGGACTTACTCCATTGGCTCCCTGCGCATTCTCAATCGCGACAACATTACGCGCGTTGAACGCTTCACTCCGGGGACGTATGAGGACACGAAGAACAAGGTGCAGGTGGAGTTTCCCGATCAGGACAATAACTTCAAAGGTCGCAAAGCTCTCTACATCGACCCGGCGAATCAACTCATTCAAGGCGGGCGAGTCGTGCCGCAGAGTGAGACGTTTCTCGGCGTGGCTGATTTTGAGCAGGCGAACGTCATCGACACCCGCGATGGCCGCGCAATCTCACTCCCGCGTGCCCCTCTCGACTGCTTCGTCTTCCCGAGTTGGGGAAGGCTGACTTATCGAGGGGAAGTTGTCCTGTTCCAGTGGGAATCCCCAACCTTCTCAATCGTCATGCGTGTATTGAAAGTGACTCCGAACGGGCCGGACGAGAAGGACTTCCACTTGGAGTTGATCGAGGATCAGTTCTCCACGGGACTGCGTACCTTTGGCGAACCGGGGCCGACGTTACATGAAGATCCGGGCGCAGGGTTGGATGTCGCGCCGCCGAGTGCGACGTGGAACTCAGCCGATCTACCACCAGACGGATTAAAACTGACTCTCACCCTGACGAATACGAATCAATTCCAGCCGATGATCGAAGGTGGGATCATCTTCGACGAGTACACGGCAGGGGGACAGTACGCACGCATCTACGTCACTGAACCCGGCGGGGTACAAACTCTCTCGCCTATGCACCTTGTACCCGACGTGAATAATGAAGCAATCTTCCAGTGGCCCTCGCAGGCTGTCGGTGAGTATGAGTTCTGCGTGCAGACGTTCTCCACGCGCGGCGTGACGAACGGAGTGAAGGTTTGTGCGACGATTGATGTGGGTGCGATTGGATCGCCGAGTACGAGTCCAAGCGCATCTGTTAGCCCTTCGACTTCGCCGTCAATTAGTCCGTCGTCGAGTGCGAGCGCTTCTGCGAGTCCGAGTGTATCGCCGTCGTCGAGCGCAAGCCCGAGTGTGTCGAGTAGTACAAGTTCCTCCATTTCACCTTCAGCATCCGTGAGCCCGAGTTCGTCGGCTTCACTCTCAGCTTCTCCTAGCTCATCGGCTAGTCCGTCTCTTTCGCCAAGCTCCAGTGCCTCGCCGAGCCCCGGATTCAGTCCCTCCGATCTCGCTTCTCTTAACTACTGGTTGAACGCGAGCAATCTCGTACTGAGTGATGGCGATCCAGTAGTTGACTGGCTCTACACCGGAACGAAGAACTACGGTCAGAACACGGGCGCGAATCAGCCTACCTACAAGACGGGAATTGTCAACGGTAAGCCAGTGGTGAGATTTGCCACGAACGACAAACTAAACAACGATCC